GTGTACATAGTTCGTATGATTCTAATGGCTGCTCCGCACATGGGTTAAATCCCATCACACGATAATCCTTACCGTCTGGCGCATCCTTTAGTCGTCCATAATTACGAGCAACATCAAGCCAGATAAAGCCTGGTTCTCCGTTTTCTGTAATTAAATCTACATAGTCTTCGTACTTTGTTCCTACTTCTGCTGAAATAGAATTGTTAGACATCCAAGCCCAACCTGGATTCTCTGGATCAAATGAGTTGCGCTCTGGGAATAGTTCTGAATTTTTTAGATTCATGAATGTTTCATCCCCTTCATTTCCTAAAGCAAGTGTTGCTGACCTACGAACATTGCCTGATACAACGCAAGTACCAATGAGGTTTACAAGGTCTACAATGGCACGAGAATCTAGTGTTTCTCCGCCTCTGGAGCCGATTACACGGTCTATCTGGTCATGCAACTTGATAAGAGGTGCAGGTCCTGATGCAACGCCTCCAAAGCCCTTGATGGGTGCTCCAAGTGGTCTGATTAAGTCATAGTTAAATTTTTGAATACTCTGGTTGGCTCTGAGATAGGAGTTGATTAGAAGTCTTACAGACTCTACCCAACCTTCACGAGTGTCTGGAATTTCGAACACCTGTTCTGGTTCTGTTGGGGTATAGATTGAGAAATTCTTATCCTGTCCCACTGTATCAAAACCTACACCAATGCCAAGCATCAGTGCATCCATCACCCAAGCAAATAGTGCTCCTGGATCATTCTTGTCAAGATCCTTTGTTGAAACCATTGCACAGTTTTGTAGTGCTGCAGAATTTTTCTTCTCCATAGTCATAGGAGTTCCAAATGCCCACATACCTCGACCTGGTGGTGTCCACTTTAATTCAAACATTCTTTGGAATGCTTCTTGTGCAGACTTCTGAGCCTTATAGTCATTCCATGGCAAACGGTTTTCTTTAGCATGATTCTTCTGTACTGAATACATACCCTCGATTACACGACGGCAAACCTCATGCCATCTTTCCTTAGTTCCATCTTCCTTCATACGAGAATATGTACGAATAAAAGTAATTTCTCCAAGTGAATTTTCTGCTGCATCCTTAAACCCAAATGGGCTTTCTTGGCTCTTGTACTTTTCTACGAAGTCCTCTGGAAGTTTAAAACTAAAAAAATCTGACATAATATGTATCGTCCTTTCAAAAACGGATTAAGACTTAAGTATACCAGAGTTTTATAAAAAGCAAAACTCTACCTAAATCTATTGTTGAGAGTTTTACTTAAATGTTTTCTTTCGCCAAAACTTAAGTCTGTAACCGTTTTGAAAACTAGATCTAACTCTTCCTCTTTGCTCTTCTACTTTTGCTTGTGAGAAGTTTTTATCTAATTCCATTGTCCAGTCTTCTCTCTTAAATGGAAAAACTTGAAACATTGGGGTTCCTTGCTTTATAGTTCCTTTAAAATTCTTTTTTACTAAAAAGGAAAGATGGCCGTCAGTAAAATAATTATCAGTATCAACAACTGCATCAATGGCTTTTAGTGGTGATGGGCTCTGGTGCATTGGGTTTGTAAAAAACGTACTATAGCCCTCATCGGTTTGAACCATCCAAGTAGGATGGATTCTTAATATTCTATTGCAGTATATGTCTTGATCTATTGGAAGATGGGAGACTTGTTCTGGATTGTGCTCACTTATTAATGCAGTATAGTATTTGTTCATATGAATAGGTAATTGAATATTAACATTTCCATCAGTTGTGTCTATGTATATATCGCATGGAACTTTTAGTATATATCCCATTGACATAGCATCAAAAAAGGCCTGGCATTTTTTTACAGTAAGACGCATTACTCCTCTATCAGGGATATCGCTGCCACCTGCAATTGCTGGTTGCTCTTTATACCAAGAAGGAACATTTTTTGTTCCTGGTTCTGGCTCTGGAACAATGTTAGTAAGTGCTGGATACATCTGAAGGAATCTAATGGTATTCATATAAGCCTTTCGTTACTTTAATTATATCATATTAAAGGTTTTGCCATAAGGCTGGATCTTGTAGTCCTAAAAGACTACTTGGTGCAACATAAAAGTGCAATAGGGTTTCATCATCATCTACTACTGTTGAGTTATCTATCCCGCCAGATATAAGCAATAATTCGTTAGAATCTGGATTTAAAGTAACTAAATTATCTTTTAAATAAATAGTTTCAGTAATTTTTCCATTTTTGTTTAAATAAGATCTTCCATAAAAACATAAATATTTTTTTGATCCCGATGTAAATCTTACATTGTTATTTTTAACAAACAGTGTTTCTTTAGAAACTAAAACCTTATACTCTTGTCTTTCACAATTTATTTTGTTTTCTTTACACATTGCTCTTACTGCTGTACTTATTGAACTAATAGTATCAGTCTCTTGATTAAAAACAATATATTTCATTATTCAGAGACCCTTCTGCCAAAGAAAACATATGGATAGATTGGTTGGTCAAAAAACTCTTTACCCATGTGAAATCCTTCTTCTATCTTTGTATTTTTAAAAATAGGAAGATTTGCAATTTTAGCGGCTCCTGCATAGGCTTTATACGAAAGTTCATTTCCAGAGTCATGTACAACAGTTTTACCAAAAACATCTCTTAGCATTGTCATTCCATATGCTCCTCCTGCTTTAGCAATACCCTTTCCTCTTAAAATAGGAGAAACTAGCACTCTGGCTGACTTAACATTTCCATCTTTATCTGGTTTTGTCCATGAGGAATATGCATCTGGATAATCATTTAATATGTAGTCTCCAACGCATACCGAACCACTTGGGTATTTGTCATTAAAGTATATAGAACATATTCCGTCTATATTTTTATTTGGATGATTTTCAAAAAACACATAGTAAAACCATGCACCGTTCAGTTGTTCTGGATAATCAAATTTTAAAAAATTTGAAGTATCAATAACCCTGATCACTGTTTTTAGTTTTCTGCTGTTTGGTATCCATCGTAAACCAAGAAGTGATCTGTATAGAACAAGTCATAAGGCTCACAGTTTATAGAAACTACCTGATGAGGAATATGTGAGATAGTCAACTCAGTTATTGCAGTCCAAGTATTTGTATCTGTAGACCACAACTCATCTGTATCTAGAAGATCAATAGATGCAATCATCTTTGAAACTCCATCTCTTTTTACTAGCATATAGTGAGATCCTGAATAAAATTCACCATTGATAGATACAGAGTCTTCTGCTGTAGTTGTTCCTATATGCATAATTGTTGTTTCCTTGTCAGGAACCATAGCAAGATCTGCTGGGTTTCCTGACCAGTTTTTAACATCTTCCTTTGTAAAGTTCATTCCTAGACCAGGAATTTCTGTAGAAACTAGGACATCTCCTACTTGAAGATTTCCTGCTTCAACGTATCCATTTGTGGTTAACACTAATGTGTGTACGCTTACAGACTTACCGAAAGTATAGGCACCGAATGCTCCGAAAGCACCGAATGCTCCGAAAGCACCGAAGGCTCCGAAAGCACCGAAGGCTCCGAAAGCACCGAAGGCTCCGAAGGCTCCAAAGGCTCCGAAGGCTCCAAAGGCTCCGAAAGCACCGAAGGCTCCGAATGGTGTTGTACATGTGTTAACAATGTCATAATCAGGGCATCCTGATGCTGTAATACAGCGACGACGGTAACCAACTTGGCCAGATGGACAAGCAGGTTCTGTTTCACCGTAAACACAACTTGTACAGTTTAGTACAGGTGCTGGTGTAGGTGCTGCTGCACAAGTATTGCTTTGTATATAGTCAGGACATGCTGCTGCAGTTCTGCAATAAGTTATTGTTCCTACTTGTCCACTTGGACAATCTTGATTATATGTACCGCCTACGCATGTTACACAGTCAAGTGCTGGTGTTGGAACTGGTGTAGGTGCTGGTGTTGGTGCTGGTGGAACGCAAGGACCAAACTGAGGTACATCTGGACAGCCACCTGGAGTACGACACATTCTGTAAGTTATTGTACCTGAAGTACATGATCCATTACTTTGTGTTAATCCATAAGAACCATCGGATGGTTCATAACTAAGACACTGATTACAGTTTACAACTGGCGTTGGTGTAGGTGCTGGTACGAAACCAAAAGCACCAAATGGTGCGAAAGAAAATGCTGTAGTAACAGATCCTGATGCAGAAGATGTTCCTGAGTTTCCATTGGCATTAGTGGCATAAACATTGTATGTCTGTGCCGATCCTTGCTCTTGACCAACATTCACTGCAGTTGAAGAAGTATCTCCTGCTTTGCCATCATCAGATGTCCAACGATAGTTAGTAATTGCTTTTCCACCATTATCTGGTGCTGTCCATGAAACATAGTCTGTTCCTGCTGAAGAAGATGATGCTGATGGTGCTCCTGGTGTTGCTGGAACTGTAGTTACTGTTACTGCTGAAGATACAGAAGATGATGGAGATGTTCCAATTTCATTTGTTGCGGTTACTGTTGCAGTAACTGATGCTGACGAATTAATTCCTGTAACGGTTATAGGAGAAGAAGACCCAGTATTGCTTTGTCCGCTACTGAGTGTTACTGTGTATGATGTTGCTTGAGGAGAGTTTGCTGGCAGTGCAAATGCAACTGATACGGCACCATTATTATATGGTCTGTTTGTTCCAACATCTGTTAGAACAACATCTATTGGTGCAAGTGGTGCCAAGAAGTCATTTGCTGCCTGTGATCTTCCACCTATATTCTTATTAACTGCCATCTCTGTATCTCCTTTTTCCTATTTAAATTTTTATGCTGTTAGGTCGCCGTAAACTACCCAAGTATCTGCTGCTCTCTTGAAAAGAGTAACTCCAGACCATTGTGTACGCAACTTTAAACCTGGTGTTGCATTAACAGTTACTCCTGCACCTGCAGCAATTGTAACCTGTCCTGTGCCTGTTTGAAGAACATCTATGGATGTTCCGATTGGAAAATTAACTGATGATGATGGTGGAACTGTAAGTGTTATTGCTGATGCAGATCCCATTTCAATTAGATCATCTCTTTCAGTTAATGATGAAAGTGTATATGACTCTGTCTTTTGAGTAATTGGTGTTAAAGAGTCTACCTTTAATCCAAGGCTAGTTGTTACTGATGCCGCAAAGTTTGCGTCATCTCCAAGTGCTGCAGCAAGTTCATCAAGTGTATTGAGTGCTTCTGGTGCGCCAGTTAGAAGTGCGTTTACCTGTGATGTTGCATCTGCGATTGCCTCTGCCTTTGCAGTTGCAATTGCTTGTGACTGTGCTGTAGATACTGGCTTTGCTGTATCTGCTGTATTATCAACATTTCCAAGACCAAGTGATGCCTTTGTTACTGCTGCAACTTCTGACTTAAGTGCTAGAAGTGAAGTATCTGCAATTCCGTGTACATCTGATGTATCTGTATTGTGTGTAGAAATCTTTGTATCTGCTGCTGTTCCTGCTGCTGTAATAGCCTCAGTCTTTGCAGTTTCTATTGCTGTAGCCTGTACTGTAGATACTGGCTTACTTAAGTCTGATGTGTTATCAACACTTGTAAGTCCTACTGAAGACTTTGTAAGTGCTGCAACTGCTGTAGCAATCTTTGTATCTGCTGTGTTTTCTGCGTAAACTCTAGTTGCTATTAATGTTTCATCAATATCAAACTGCTCATTAACTGAGTCCCATTCAAGACCTTCGCCTGCAAGAGATGGATATCCTTCTGCTGCGCCACTAAGAGCAATTATAAGATCTGCGCTAGTAACTAACTCTGCTGTGTCTAAAATTCCATGAACATTTGTTGTTTCATTATTATGTGACAAAATCTTTGCATCTGCTGCAAGACCTGCTGCAGTGATTGCATCTGTTTCTGATCCATCAGCATACGCTTTTGTTGCAAGAAGTGCTGTGTCAGCAATTCCATGAACATTTGTCGTAAGAGAATTGTGCGTTGACACATTAGACTCTGAAACTGTTGACGAAGCAGAAATTGCTTCAGTCTTTGCAGTATCAATTGCAGTTAATGTTGCATTTGAAACTGGCTTATCTAGATCCAGAGTGTTATCAACATTTGCAAGACCTACTGAAGACTTTGTAAGTGCTGCTACTGCAGTTGAAATCTTTGAATCTGTTGCTGCAAGTGCTTCTGTTTTAGCAGTTGCTACATTTGCTGTAGTTGCTAGAAGTGCTGTGTCAGCAATTCCATGAACATCTGTTGTGGCTGCGTTGTGGGCTGTAAGCGCTGCTGCTGCAGCGTTTGCTGCTGCTTGGGCTTGTGCTGCTCCACCAAGAACCACGTTGTCAACTCTTGCGTTTGTTGCTAATGCTGACAAGAAGTTGGGATCGTCGCCCAAAGCGTCTGCAATCTCTGCCAAGGAGTCTAGAGTTGCTGGTGGAAGACCCACAACTGCGTCAATTGCAGCCTGAAGTTCTGTTGCGTTAGCAAAATATACCAACTGGGACCATGTAGATGTTCCATTACCCATCTTAAATTTGCTGGTGTCAGTTTCAAAACCGATTTCACCTGCTGCTAGTACTGGGTTTACAGATGCCCATTGGGATGCTAATCCTCTACGCTGTTGCATTCTTGTTGCCATGTTTAGTTCTCCTTAGTACGGGCTGCGTACGTATTCTTTGTAATTATACCACTTAGTATTTGCATTATCTTAAACTCCCCCGCCATCAAGGACAAGGTTTAGACTTGAGATATCCTGTATTGCTGCTTTAACAAAGGCTGTTGTTGCAACCTGTGTTGTATCAGTTCCAACTGTAGCAGTTGGTGCTACAGGTGTTCCTGTGAATGTTGGTGACTGTGCTGGGGCAATATCGAAGAAAACAGAACCATCGTTTGTGAATTGCCACTTATCTTGCGACTCATTCCAGCGAACTTGAACATTTGATTCATCTCCACGAACAACTCTTATTCCAGAGTTTTCGCTTGGAGTGCCACTTGTAAAATTGCTATTTAGGTCGATAATGTTATCAGCCAAAGATATTGTTTCGCTGTTTATTGTTGTGACTGTTCCGCCAACTGAAAGGTTTCCAATAACTGAGAAATTTCCGCTAACTTCTGCATTATCATTAATATAAACTTTTCCGATGCCATTTCCTGACAAGGATAGGTCTGTATTTGTTGTCTTGCTTGTAACGCTATCTGATCTAACGCCATTGCTGAACATAACTCCATTGCCGTCGGCGCTTGAGAAGTTTGCTCCTATTTCAACAACTACTGGACCTTTTACATTGATTGATCCTGTTCCTGTTGGGTCAAGTTCAATGTTACCGCTTCCGCTTGTTCGTAGTCCTAGATTTTCGTCAATATCTGCTGATACAACGATTGCTCCTGACTCATCCTGAAGAACTTTCTGACCATTAACATAAAGAGATCCTGGACCAACATATACGTCCTTGAACATCTTTTCTGGTGAGCCTAGGCTATATGTGTTATCTGTTGCTGGAATAATATCTCCGCCTGCAGTAACTGCTGGAAGGACTACTGTACCAGTAAATGTTGGTGAAGCCTTTGGTGCCTTTAGATCAAGTGCTGTATTACGAGCAGTTGTTTCTGCTGCTACCTTTGCAGTAGCATCTGCTGCTGCTGTTTCTTCTGCAGCAATCTTTGCTGCGTTAGCCTTGGCCGTAGCGTCTGCTGAGGCTGTTGTTTCTGCAGCAGTCTTTGCTGCGTTAGCCTTTGAAGTAGCATCTGCTGAGGCTGCAGAAATAGCCTCTGACTTAGCAGTTGCAATATTTGTTGTTACTGTAGAGAAAAAGTTTGCATCGTCGCCTACGGCTGCTGCAAGTTCATTAAGAGTGTTTAGCAGACCTGGAGCACCATCAATTAGGCCTTCAAGTGCTGCTGCTGCGTCGGCAGTAAAGTATATTAGGGAGGCCCAACGAGTTGTTCCATCACCAATCTTAAATTTATTTGTATCAATTTCAAAACCGATTTCACCTGGTGACAAAATTGGATTTGCAGATGTCCACTGCGCTGCAGTGCCTCTTCTTTGCTGTTGTCTAACTGCCATGTATTTTTCTCCTTATGGGGGCTGCCCATTATTATCTTATTATAACATCCAATTTTTAATTGAAGTTATCTATTGCTATTCCGCCATCTCTGGTAGAGGTAAACTCTGTGTCTGATGCATTTCCAGAATCTGAAACAGAAGTCATTGGGCTATCAAAAAATCCAGAGTCTACGAACATACTCACAATAAAGCCAGTGCCATCAATTGCTGTGTCGTGAATGTGATCTGGAATACTATTTGTGTCTTCTATAGTTGCTTGGGTGTACCAGGCTCCATTGTAGTAAAAGTTAACTCTATTTGTTAAAGTGTCTAACCACTGTGTTCCGTTGGTTGGTGAAGAAGGAGCAGTAGAGCCAACAGCCATTGAACGGCTATCGACATACTCCTTAGTTGCTGCATGGGCATTAAGGGTTGGAGCCCCTACTGTTACTGCATCTCCGAATGTACCGCCGTTTGCTACGACTAATCCATTCTTGACCTTGAAGTCTTTGTCGACTGTTGTCATTTACTACTCCCTCTTCCAACTATTTTTATTTTTTATTACTTAAGCAATGTTCCCATAACAGTAACTGTTGAGTTATTGTTAGCGGTTGTTACTGTAAGTTTTACAAAGAGACCCTGTACGGCTGCAGAGATTGTCGATGCTGAACCGTTGGTTCCAACAACTCCATACTCTGTGATTGCAACGTTATCGTTGGCATCAAGTGTTAAAAGTACCTTTGAGATTTCTGTGTGATCTCCATAGGCAACCTTTACAAGATATTCTGCTGAGCGGTACTCGTCCTTAAGAAATTGATGGGCAAACTGAATTCCTGCAGTTGGTGCTGAAAGAGTTGCTGCAACCTGCTTAGCAACTGAGTTTAACTCAACTGCTGTGAAGTTTGGAACAACTGCTTCAAGAGCGTCTACTGCACGAACATCTGTAAAGTACTTGTTTGTTGTACCTTCTACAAGGTCATCAGTATCAGAATCTGCTACACCGTTTTCTGCGGTGATAACAATTCCTCCACCAGGCTGTGCATCAATTGTAATGTTAGTTTTTGTTGCATTAACCAAAAGATCTAATGCTGAAGCCTTGGCACGAGAATCTGTGAAGTACTGGTTTGCAGTACCTTCTTCAATGTCATCTGTGTCAATAAGATTAATCTGGTCTGCAATTGTTCCACCAACTGCAGCGATTGCTCGTGCATTTGTGAAGTAAAGGTTTGTTGGTCCCTCTTCAATGTCATCTGTGTCAATAGCATTGATTGCATTTGTTGTATGTGTTTGTGCATTGTTCTGTGCAGTGCTTGCATAACCTTGAGCAATTACAAGAGCATCTGTGATTTCACCATCTGTGTAAGAGTTAGCATCTGCTTCTGCAGTGTCTGCGTAGCCCTGAGCAGTTGAAAGTGCTGTTGTAATTTCTCCATCTGTGTAAGAGTTAGCAGTTGTTACTGCATCAGATTCTGCTGTGTTAGCATAGTTCTGGTAAGCAGTAGTAATCGCTGTCTCTCTGCCGTCTGTGTAAGAGTTTGCTGATGTTACTGCATCTGTTTCTGCTTGATCAACATAACCCTTAGTTGCTGCATGTAGGTTTAATGTTGGTGCACCTGGAAGTGTTAGGTCCCCAGTCATTGTGTCGCCAGACTTTGCTACTCTACCAGCAACGGCTGCTGCTGCATCTGAAGCGTAGTTTGGATTATCTGCAATTGCTGCAGCCAATTCGTTAAGTGTATCAAGAAGTGCTGGTGCTGTATCTACAAGGGCTGCAACTTCTGCATCTGTGTAAGAGTTAGCATCTGCAATAGCCTGTGCTTTAGCAGTTGCAATAGCAGAGTTACGGTCTGTAACTTCTGTTCCAATTGCTGAAGTTATTGCTGAGTTACGATCTGCAACTTCTGTACCGATTGCAGTTGAAAGTGCTGCTGCTGCTGTTGCTTCTGCACCTGATTTTGCGTTGTTAGCCTTTGTGGTTGCATCTGCTGATGCTGTTGAGACTGCATCTGCTTCTGCCTGATCTGCATAAGCCTGAGTTGCAAGAACATCTGCTCCCCACTTAACAGAAGAACCTGCTGCTGGAGTAAGAACGATATGAGAATCAGAGTTGATTGTCATTGCACCTGCGCCAGTGAAGTTAAGTGTATCTCCAATAGTCTTATTTGTTAATGTTTGTGTGTTTGTTGTTCCAACTACCGCACCAGTTGCACCGTGTGCTTCTGTAGCATTTTCGTGATCTGTAAGATCTGATGCTACATCGCCTGCAGCAGTTGCGATTGCTGATGCAGTTGCATCAAGTGCTCTTTGGTCTGTGAAGTAAAGGTTTGTTCTTTCTGAAAGATTTTCAGTGCTTAGGTTTGCAAGGCTTGAAACTGTTCCAATTACACTACCTGTTAAGTTACCAGTTACATCACCAGTTACATTTCCTGTTACATTTCCTGTTAGGTTACCAGTTACGTTACCTGTTACATCACCAGTTACATCTCCAACTAAATCTGCTGTAACCTGATTCGCAGCAAAGTTTCCATTAGCATCACGCTTTACGACCTTGTTTGGTTCGTTAGCAGATGTTGCTGTTCCACCAATAAGACCGACGATGTAGTCTTGGTCTGCTTGCTTCTTTGTAAGAATGTCTTGTCCGTTAACTGTCGCTGTTGTACCTTCAACGATTAAACCACTCTTAATTTTAAAATCTTTATTTACTGTTGCCATTTTTTATATCTCCTTTTATTATGCCTTAAGTCCCATACGAGCAAATCGCACAGTGACTGGCTTGATCGCAGGGTCTGGAGTGACTGTAATAGCCACGGTATTTCCAGTGCGAGAGACATTAATGGTGCCAATATTCCCATCATTGTCGATTGTTCCATACTCGCTGACTGATACATTTGTACCGTCAACAAGAATTGTCATTTCAGTTGCGTAGAACTTGTTGTCACCTGCTGAAGTCTTTGATATTGAAATAATATACTTCACCATACGCCAAACTGTAGCATCAAAGTTATCAATAACAGTTACGTTCTCAATTCCGTTGATTGTATTTTCATTATTTCCTGATGAACCCAAGTCTGTTGACTGAGAAGACAGGGTGTCGATTAAATCTACATAATTTTCTTGAGTAGGTCTATCTCCTGTTTGGAATAGGCCCTTAACTGCTGGAATTGATATTTTAGCCATGTAGAGATTATATCATCCCTTTTAATAAGACTATTAGAGAATGTAGTTGCTATAGCCAATAACTTGAAGTGGAATTGCTGGAGTGTTACCCAAACCAATAGCCTGTATCTGAATTGCTGAAAACTTAACTCTAAAAGGAAGAACTTCTGTGATCAGTGTGTTTTTTGTAAAATCTTCTACCTGAATTAATGGGTAGTCAATAGGAAAAATTAGTTTTGTTTTTCCATTAAGTTCATCAAGTATTAGTGCTGTTGCCATTAATCTGTTACATCTTCAAGAATCTTTAGGCTACCCTGGGCAACCGTCCAAACTCTTGTAGGGTCTGACACTTGAATGTCAAAGATGTCTCCTGTTTGAAGTTGTGCTGACTGTGCTGCTGTAAGCCAAACCGTAAACTCTCCAACTAGGTCATCTTCGTCTGCAACTGGATATAAATTTAAAACTAATGTTGCATTGTCTGTAATAATTCCTTTGTCTTTTGCAAGAGTTGGTCTTTTAATCTTCATAGCAATATCCCATTCAGATCCAGCACCCTTTAAAATCAAAGGCTCTTTTGCATCATCAGTTACATAAACTTTAAATCCAGAAGTATCTCCACGCACGACAGTCCAAATAACTGTAGGTGGCGGGTTGCCAATGTTGTACAGTGATTGAGATCCTCTTAAAGTTGCCATTGTTAAATTATACCACTCTTAAGACAGTCCGTCTTTGAGTGCCCCCCATGTTCCGTTGCCTTTTGTTTGAACAATTATCATTCCACCGTTTGCCTTTAACCCAGAAACTCCAACTACTCCAATATATCTTGCTGGGCCTGAAGATGGACGAACTGAAACAAGGGCTCCGACATCATTTACATAAATTTTTGTTCCAGCAACACCTAGTTGGCTTGTGTTCATTTGTATAATTCCAGATACGACTACAATTCCATTTCCATCAGTAGGAGATGTTACGAGACCAGAAGAAGGTAATGTATCTGACTGCATTAAACCTAGTATTGGAACATCTGGATTATGAGTAGGGCTTGCTGGATTATATCTTAATACAGTTGGGACTGGCTTTCCTTGATAAGAAATGCTTCCTGAAATAAAAACTGGGGTTCCTGCTAAAATAGGAACAGTAGAACTTGCATTTCTTACAAGTGATGTAACACCTGTCATTCCCAAAGGTGGAAGAATATCATTTAAAGCATCAACCAATGTTTTAATATCCCCGTGTACATTAACGGGATCTGAAGCAAGCGGGTACTTCATATTAGGATAGTTAAGTGATTGTCCTGTAGCCATAATCTTTATTATACCACCCTCTGAAGTTGACTTTTGGTAAAATTTTGTGTTATACTAGGTAGTAACACCTACCAAGGTGTTATTGTTTTCTAAGGAGGAAACTATGATTAAATTTATCGAAAGAAACAAAGAGATCATTAGCACACTCAGTATCGTAGCATTAGTAACTGTTTTGTCGAACGGAGCCAATGCTGATTCAGGTCTTGATACTAAAAACAACTTGAGCATAGAACAGGCTCAGACAGTAGAACCCGCCTCGAAAGAGGTTTTTTTGGTTTCTAAGGCTAAAAAGTTAGAGAGTTTTGAGAATAAGGTTTCTCTGACTGATTTGGAACTAAAGGAACTGTTGTCTCTGGTTGGCTTCAAGGGCAAAGACCTTGTTGTTGCCTGGGCGGTAGCAAAGAAAGAATCTAATGGGCGACCATTAGCATTTAACGGAAACCACAAGACTGGTGACTCATCTTATGGTATGTTCCAAATTAACATGATAGACAACCTTGGTCCTGACCGTAGAACTAAGTTTGATCTTGAGTCAAATGCTGAACTATTCAATCCCGTCAAGAATGCAGAGATTGCATACTATATGACAAATGGTGGAGATGATTGGTCCTCATGGAAGGGCATCACTCCAAGAACCAAATACTGGATGGCTAAATTTCCTAAGTAATATCTCAAATTAGGACCCCTCTTAGGAGGGGTTCTTTTTTGTTTCCTGAAGTATCCAGTTGTAGGTTTTTTCAATTCCGTCTTTAAGAGACATTGAGTAATCCCAGCCTAGTTTTTCTCTTACCAAGTCATTATTAGAATTTCTTCCTCTAACTCCCAAAGGTCCAGGGATATGCATCTTGCTCAAAACCTTGCCCTCAATACTGCAAGCAATATCTACCAACTGGTTGATAGTAACCATTTCTTCAGATCCAATATTAACAGGACCAGTAAAGTCTGATTTCATAAGTCTTCTTGTTGCTTCTATGCATTCATCTATATATAGGAATGAACGGGTTTGTTCTCCATCCCCCCAAATTTCTATAAAGCCATCTGACTGTATAACTTTTCGACACATTGCTGCAGGAGCCTTTTCTTTTCCACCATCCCAAGTTCCTTCTGGTCCATAGATGTTGTGATATCTGGCAATCGCTACGGGAATTCTGTTGTTTTTATTAAAGGCTAAGAACATTCTTTCACTAAACAATTTTTCCCAGCCATACTCGCTGTCAGGATCGGCAGGGTATGCGTCAGACTCTTTTAATCCAGGATTATTAACATCCAACTGCTTATAGTCAGGATACATACAGGCAGAACTTGAATAAAATATTTTGGTTTTATTAATATCATATTTTGCGTTTAGTCTTGATTGTGCCCTAAGCAAGTTAAGGTTTATAAGTGCAGAGTTTTCCATAATCTGGGAATCGTGTTCTCCAGTAAATATATATCCAGCGCCACCCATATCTGCAGCAAATTGATAAATCTCATCAAAACTAGTAATTAACTTATATGGAATTTCGCTGTAAAAGTTTCCTTGATATCCTTTAAACTGAATTGCCTTTTCAACATTTTCATAAACGGACAGATCTCTTTCAATGAACTCGTCTGCCTGTGTGTTAGAAAAATCAGGATGCTTTAGATCAACACCTCTAACCCAGTATCCTTCTGACTTAAGTCTATTAACCATGTGGCTACCGATAAAGCCACCTGCTCCAAGGACTAATGCTGTTTTCATACTATCTCACAATTCTCTCACTTAAAGTATATATCCCTATTTTAAAATATTTAGGATATTAGTTTTTCCCAAAACTCAGAAATATGCAACTGCTTATGTAGCCCAGGGTGTGGCCAGTGCGCTCCAGGCCCCTTTAGTCTTCCATAGTCATATGCAATTTTGTGGTAGTCATAGCCATAGTCAAATATTTCTGGGTACATGTCTTTCCATCCATGATGGCACCCTTGCCAATTTATCATCTCAAAATGCTTGGTAAGTTCAGGCACACTGTTTGCAACAAAACCAAGTTCAAAGTCTGCTGGAAACTCTTTCTTTGTTGTGTCTGAAACATAATGCCTAAAGTTGTCTTTTAAGAATTGTTCTTGTTCATCTGTCATTCCGTGTGACCAAGAAGACCAGTACAGTTTAATTCCGCTTGCCTCACAGAATGCTTCTAGCATTTTAATATGATCTAGATTTTGATAATAAACCCACTCATATGGCAAAATCTCTTCATAGTTCCAAGGTGCTGATGCTTTTGTTTTTTTTGCACTATGATTAATAAACCACTCCTGCATTCTTTCCCCGTCTGGGCTAACAAAATAAAATCTTTCAAAGTTTGCAAAATGAGCAATAACAATCTCTGGCTTATATTGATATTGATGAATCATTCCTAAAAAACTAGAAACCAACTTGTTTGCAGATGCTCCAGAATAAGATATATTTCCTATAGGGACCCCAATACGATTAGATAGAAGGTCGGTCCACCTAAGATGTTCTGGAAGTCCTTGGCCAAGCGTTATAGAGCAACCTAGGGCTACTATTGGTGGCTTTGTCGCAAACTCTATGGATCTTAGGTTATCGCTATTCCATTTATAATTGTATTCTGGTCTTGGTACTTCTGAATGCCCTGCCAATATTTCAGTAGTATGAGAATAATCCTTTTTTGGTTGTGTTTTATCAATACCCATATGAGGAATAACTCTAGGATTAAACATATCAAAAAGCATTAGTAAATAAACTTACCCTTTTTTATTTTTTTATACTTACGCCACATTTTAAACTTATAAAAAATTCTTTTTAACATTTTGATTCTGGCCATTCTCTCCACCACATTTTTCTGCCATTCTCTAAAGAAGATCCATTCCAAGAGTAACGAGTTGATGTTGTCTTTGGTGGGTTGTCAAAAAAGTCCCAAGTCTCAATTCCTTTTTGATTTCTATTTCTATGAATATAGGCAGTATATGTGCTTCCAGATGTTCCAACAAAGTTTGTAGCATTATGCATTACCAAGTTACATATAAGTCCAAAAACTACTTCATCCTGAAATGGCAAAGCCATAAATTCATCTCTAAAATTATGCACAATATATTCATCTAACAGTATAAACCTATGCTTATTATCTTGTACCATTTTATGTCCTGGCTCACAAGTTGATAAAACTACAGGAAGATTATTCTGTGCAAATTTATCTAGCCATGACTCAAACATTTCTTGTTTTGTTTCAAACATCTTTATGTGATCCGATAATCTTAAGTGCATTCCTTGAAATTCTCCGATAGAGTGATATATTTTGTTTGCTAAATCTACATACTCTTTTTTAAATCTGACTGAAGATATTGCTTTGTTTAGGCTATCACTTCTTTTATAAAAAAATCTTGAGTACCAGCCGAGAGTCAATTTTAAATGAAGTGTTTTATCTAGTGGAAGTCTTTTTCTTCCTTCTGCAAAAAGAAACTCATCTCCAGTTATTTCTGGTTGATTACTATAATAAAAATTATTCATAATATCATCAATAACTAGTTCTTCTTGTTCAAAGTGATCTATTTTTTCATCAATTATAATTATGTTTTGATCAAAATCCATAAGGTCTAGCAAGTGAGGAAATTGGTTATCGTTTGTAAAACCTTTTCTTTGTTCATTATAAAACCTGCTTGGACTAAAAATTGGAATTGTATCAGTAAAATAAAGTTTTGGGTCTGCTGTATATCTTCCATAGTGCATAATGACTGGAACATTTAGTTCATGAGATAACCCTGCTGCCAACTCAAGGCTCATTACCTGATTTATTAAACCTGTAGGATTATATAACTGAAAGAATAATTTATTCATTTACATAGTTTCTTTTATTGTTTCTTTGCCTTCAACTGGTTTACGAATATCAGTATATAGATATTGTGGACCATGCTTAAAGAACCAATGATCTGGCTCTGTATAAAAAAAGAATGCATTAGCAACTAGATTGTGTTCTGGATCTGGAAATTCTTCCCTCCAATGTAACTGATCATTACCATAAGAAATAACTGCATCATTTTCTTCTGCCTGAAATTTTTCACCTTCTACATAAAAGTCCCAAGGTGTTTTATGAAAAATTGTATAGTTTATATGGTATGTGCAAGCGTTATCATCTACATGCTTCCATAATTTTGCTTCTTTTCCCTCATAAATACTTAATAGGCACCAAGATGGCACAAGAGTTTCTGATTCAAACTCTTCTCTTGCTAATGGTAAAAGCATTTCGTGAAATCTTCTTAATGGCTCAATTGCAGGACCGTGAGTATTATCCCAAATTGTCCATTGATGTCTTCCAAAACCTCTATCATACGTGCTTTTGTCTGTTGACCAAAGATTCATTGCAAGATTTTGTAAAGCCAAATGCTCTTCTGGTGGAAAAACTGTCTTTAACAGGTATGCTGGTTTCATTTTACCACTTTCCTAGTGGGCAAACCGCTTTTTCTAATTTTGTTTTTACTTTCATAAGGCAGCCACACTTTTTACATTGACTAGTTAGTTTAATTAATTCTGGACATCCTTTACAGATGGAAAATCTTTCTTTTGCTACTTCTTCATCTGCCCACTCAGTATTTGGATTTACAACATCCCAAGGTCTTGTATCTCCAAGCATCTGCTTGTATTTTTGCAGTGGCGATAGATTCTCTTCCATTATATTTCCTCTCCAATTGTAACTTGTGGATTGCTAGAAAGAATTGCAATCTTCATTCCGTTTTCTGGTGTATCTGCAACACCATAGAAAAACTTATATTCGTTGTCTACAATAAATGCAAACTTTCTAAAACCATCATCTTTTTTAGCAAGAGGTCTTGGTTCTCTATTTTCTGGATCTATAAAATCTTTACCGTTCCAAATAGAGCCCTGCTCTGGATTATATTCTAAATCAGTTATTTCTACAACAGATGGACTAGAAGATAGTGAATTAAATACCAAAACATCTGTATCTCTTACTGGCAAACCTGTCTCAGTGTCTGTCTCTATATAAATAAAATCAATGACTTCGTCTTCAGCATTTAATTTAAATTGCATTTTTTCTCCTTTTAATATAGTATATCATATTGCATTTTTATGCACAACCAAAATTATCGGTATAAGGAGGGCAAGCACTTGCTCCTCCACATCCATAGTTAATATAAGTATATGTTGCTGCCCATCCATTACAGGTATAACCATCAAATACGCAGTTTGCAACGCATGCTGTTGGTGAAGACGCTGTAGGTGTCGCAGCAGCAGGTGTAGGAGCAACTGGTGTAGGAGCAGCACAACCTGGACATTCATTTAAGTAGTAGTTGGCACATCCTAGAGGCGTTCTACACAATGTTCTAGTTCCGCATCCATCAGAACAGTCTTGTACTTCTGTTCCTGCAAGTCCGCTATATCCAGTACACGCTGTACAGTCTAGTGCTGCAGTAGGAGCAGGGCTAGGTGCAACAGGTGCAGGTGCAACAGGTGCAGGTGCAACAGGTGCAGGTGCTACAGGTGTGCTACATCCAAGACCTACATAGAACTTAGTTCCTGAACTTCCATCAGAGCACTTGTACCACTTCTCTTGGTAATTGCTACATCCTGGACATGAACCATCAGGGCAAGAACCACTGTAGACTCCTCCACTTGTAACTCCATAGGTGTCATTGTTTGGACATGTTAGTGCTGTTGGTGCTGGAACTGGCGCTACAGGAGCAACTGGTGCTGGAACTGGCGCTACAGGTACTACAGGTGTTGGTGCTGGTGTAGGTGCAACACATCCTGGTAAAGAAACTGGCCCTGAAGCAGAACAATTTATAGATGCTCCTGGATCAATACTTAGTACAAATGCTCGGTAAGTTGTACAATCGGAATAAAGCATATTTGGAACTGTGCTTGAGTCATTGCTTGTACCGCCATCACTAAAGCATACTGCGTGATAAATTGTAGAAGTCTGTACTGCTGGAACTGGTGTAGGCGCAACTGGTACTGGAACTGGTGCTACAGGAGCAACTGGAGCAGCAACTGGTGTCGGTGCTGGGGCGGTTCCACATGATGGGGCTCCAGGCGATGAAGCAGTAGAGCACTGAATATTTGTTGCTCCTGCGTAACTTAAGACATCATAGTATGTTGCACATGCAGTATTAATATTTGTAGAAAGAATGTTGTCTGCATTAATTGCATATGATTCAACTTGTGGCCCACCTTGAGGATCACAATATGATAAATAAACTGTTCCTGGTGCAACAATTACCGTAGGAGTTGGTGCTGGTGTTGGTGCTGGTACAGGAGCAACTGGTGTAGTAGAAACACAACCTGAATTACTACAACTTGGAAGAGTTGCCCCAGAAGCATCTGTTCCAGAATTTGTACAAAGATTTGTTGAGTATGTTCCTATTTCATTATCAAGGAAATCATACACTATGTAGTTACATTTTCCGTCATAATATGTGAAAACATAGTAGTTAGGTTGAGCAGTTGGAGTAACAGGAGCAACTGCAGGAACAGGAGCAACTGGACTTGTTGGAGTTGCTACAGGTGTTGGAGCCACTGCATTTGCGGTAAAGGTTATAGATCCTTGAGCACTTGTATATCCAGAACGAGATGCAGTTATATAAACTGTGTAAGATTGACCACTAGTTAATCCAGAAATATTAAATTCTTCTGGGAACTCAGGGTTTTGTGTTCCAAGATTTGATGTGTATGTATTATCATTACTATGATTTGTTACTGTAACATTTGCATAAACTGCACCATTAAATCCGTCTGGTCCCATACTTACAGAAAGTGATGGGGTTGCAAGAGTAGGTGTTTGAGCAACTGGAGTTGTAGGTTGAACAACTGGAGAAACTATTGGTGTTGGAGCAGTTGGCTGAACAACAGGGGCAACTGGAGAAACTATTGGTGTTGGTGCAACAGGAACTACTGCAGGTGTTGGAACTGGAACTGGTGCTACAGGTGTTGGAACAGGTGTTGGAACTACTACGTTAAGTAAGTTTCCAAAAAAAAACCATGTATTGGTGTCTATTTTAACCAGAGTACCTTTTGAATATTGTCCATCTAGAGATTTTATTCCAGCCTTGCTATTAATTGAAACAGCGTCACTGCCTTCAGATACAGTTACTGAACCAGTGCCTGTTTGAATTATATCAATTGAATATCCCACTGGAATTTCTACTAAAGCGTTTGCTGGAAGAGTCACAACTATTGGGTTAGAAGAATACAAAATAGCAGTCTTTCCAACATCATCGGGTGATAAGATAAAGTTTTCTGTTTTTGTTATAACTGTTCCAACATTTGCAAGTTGTGGAACAACATCAAATCTTGCGTCAACAGAGTTCCAATCAATAGCATCTCCTGCAAGAGCAGGATATCCTCCAGTAGCACCGCTTATTGCAGTTGTAACTGCAGTTGCTACAAATTGCTGTGTTGCAAGGTTTGCTGTATTTGCTATTCCGTGAACATTTGTTGTTGCTGCATTGTGTGTTGTAATTGCAGTATTTCTATTTGTTGTTTCTACAGCAATTGCAGCATTTCTGTTTGTTACTTCTGCTGCATCAGCATTTTTAAGAGTTTGTAGATGTGCTGCAACAGATGGGTTTGCAAGCAAGGTTGCTTCATTTGTGTTAGCACCGTCATAGGTATATGATCCGTAGTGATAAAGTCTTAGCGCTGCCTGAATATCGGCTGCATCTGAAAGACCAGGTATTTTTGCAGGGAACAGGCCAGTACCATTGATAGTACCATCAATATTCTCTGCTGCCATTATAGATCACCCTTTTTCATTATACCACCGTAATAAAAAGATGAACATACTTTGGGCCAGCCATAGGTACCCATTCTCCATCTAGATATTCTATTCCTTCTATTTCAAGTGGCAAAGCGATAAATCCTTGAGTAGTGTTTAGTTCTTTTATAATTAGGTTTGTTGCTAGAGGTCCAGCACTTTCTGGTGAAGATATAGAGTACTGTACGCTAAATCTTGAAGAAGTGACTGTTCCTTCTGATAGATCATAAATGTCTGCAAGGTTTATGGGTGCAATAGTTATTTTGCCACCTACTGGTGTTAAGGGCCCTTTGGTTTCTGAATAAAAGTTTGACTTTAAACTAACTAGAGGAATCCATTGTGTTTCAGTAGGACCTGAGATTCTTTGAAATACTGTTTTGTATGTTGGAGAAGATGGGCTATAGTCTATTGCAATATCTAATGCCTGGATGTCTTGAGAAATTGAATCATTAACAAACTTTTGCCTTGGATCTCCCTGGACTCCAATAATGATACTTCCACGATCACCAGTTGGTCCAAAATCTAAATCAAGGCTAATTGTTTCTGGTCCACCAAAAACTGTTAGGTCATCATTAGATAAAAGTATATCTGCCACGACTAAGCCCCTGTTGCAGGGAATACTGCAGTAACTATTCCTGAGTTAATTGCGTTTGTAACAACTGTTGCATGCTCTACTGTAAATCTGTTTGCTGGGGTTCCAGTAATATAGTATGGAGGTTTTACAGTTAGCGTAATCTTTGCAACATAAGAAGTGGAAGCAACAAAGTTTCCAACCAGTGGTGTAGTTGCATCTGACTCAAACCAAGCAACAGTTCCTGAATGTTCTGCTGTTTCAAAAACAGATGTTACTGGGGTTGCTCCCTTAACTGGCTTAGTAACTCCTCTAATATTATAGTTTGACAAAGTGGCACTAGTATTTTCTCTTGCTCCAGTAATCTGATCTGTTACTGTTATTTTACCTGTCATTAGAGTGTATACTTTTTCATAAAATGGATTGTCGTAATTTCCTTCTGCTGCTCTTACTTCAACATCATAAACATATTCTGTTCCAGCGTTTAGGGCAACTGAGTCGGATGGTCTAATTGCACACTGAACAAATGTTCCGTCGTCGGATATTCTAGCAAAGCATCTAATTGGAACTACTGGTGTAGAAACTCCATTTATAATTTGAGTTGCACCACGGGCTGAGGCAATTGAAAACTGTGCGCTATCGTATGGCGCTGATGTGTCTAAAACATAGTCTGGGTTGTTGGCAAAGTTTGTTGGCACATTAAAAGCACTTAAAAGGTGTGCTGTTCCATCGTTCTTTTTTGGGTAGATACGAAACTCAAAGGTATCACCCTTATAGTAATTAAAGTCATAGGTCGCTGGAAATGCCATGGTTTTATTATACCACGCTGACATATACAGAATTGAGTATTACCGATGCATCAAAGTCTGTTCGTATTTGAGGAACTGCCCCATTGCCCCACATAGACTGATTCTCAATAAATATATTTTGAGTAACTGAAAGGTTGTATGTGTTTTGATATTTAAGGGAACCAACAAAGTTAACAAACTCTTGCCCCTTGCTTGCAAAATATGTCCTTAGCCAAACCTCAGTATTAGAAGTATATGTGGTTAGTTCAAAGTTATATGTTACGAACACTTGGGATCCTTCTTTGATGCCGTGGAAGTTTAGGGCTCTCTGATGACTGTTCCAAAGACTAGTACATCCTTTTGGAATGTAGACTTCATTTTGAGTTTTATCTTTTGTATCTAGCAACAATGTAACCCATCCATCGTCACCCTGGGATATTCCAAGTTTTATTGGTTTATTAATGCTGTTTGTGTAAGATGCCCAACCAGCCTGCTGTCCTGAAGACGATAAAGAACTTAGTCCGTTTTGTCCAGATTGTCCTTTTTCTCCTTTTGGTCCCCTTTGTCCTTCTGGACCTGCTGGGCCAGGCAAGCCATCTTTTCCATCTTTACCTGCTGGTCCTTGCGGTCCTTGTGGTCCAGGAACTGGAAGAAAAGACAATGTATTTTCTTGATAGTTAGATGTTTGGCTTTGTTCTACTTGTGCAGCATAACTAGATTTTTTTGCACTAGGAAAGTCCATTGATTTAGAAGCAGCCATAAAGACATTATCTCATGATTATTTATTTACTTTAAATGTTTTATTTTTAATTCTAATTACTGGAGGCAACTCTGGCCTTGGAGTTGAAACTTTAACTACTGCCATTACAAACTACCTGTAACATCACCAATGACTGAAATAGTTCCAATCAAAGGAGTCCAAACTGTATCTGAGTCAATTGTAACTTGTAGATCAAAAGTTAATTCTGTTACTATTGCTTTGTAGCCAGTTCCCCATAGTGCTGTAACTGAAGATGGAGCCATTATATCTACATATCCTGTTCCACGTGAAACTTCCAGGGAATCAAGAGCATCAGACTGAGGATCATAAGAAGTAGCCTCAAAGGTCCAATCAGATGTATCAAAATATGTTGCTTCATCATCTTGCAAAAATTCCACACGAAGCGGAGAGGTGTCTCCCCTAACTATTTGCCATTTTATACGAGCAGGGTCTGCTCCAAATACTTCTGGTCCATGTGTAGCCATAATAATGATTATACCATAAAAAAGACTAATACCTTGATTGGTGGGTATAGGACAAACCAAGGTATTAGCCAGTAATAAATTATACCATAATAGACAAAATGGACATTAAAGTAAAGGTTTTATAATTGTTATACAATTGTTATAATAGACAATGTCCGATTTGTTACCATAAGTCTATTTTAGCCAGATTAGGGATAGTGTATACTTTAAATATATAAGAAAAAAGAACTATCTTTATAGTTTTAAAAGATATCTTATATATAGTATATATAGTTACTTAGATTTTGCAATATACTCAATAAGAATATCATACATGTGATCTAATTTGCGATCCATATCTTTACGTGTTTTGTCTGCTTCGTTTAGACGATTCTCTAATCTTGAAACTTGATCTTTTATCGATGATCCAGAATTGGGCTTAAGTTCGCTGAGATAATGTTTTACCATCCACTTGATTGCGAAGGCGATTGATGATACAATTGTAAGTATGGCTACTATAAGAGAAGCCCAGTCTTGTACTGTCATAATAAAATTATTATAAGGGGTATATTTAAAAAATGAAAACAGACATACTGGATACACTGGAGTATTCTAGGAATTTAATTATATCCCCCGACATGGATGGTTTTATGTCCGCAAAATTACTAGAGCGTTTTAACGGTTCGAAAATAGTGGGTTCGTACGACAAAAATATTTTATGTCTCGCCGACGGGATCAATCCAGAAGAATGCTTGTTCGTCGACTGCGATATGAATCGACAAGAGTATGTATCTCTCGGAAATCATATGCGACTATTAGAAGACAATATGTCAGTCGAGTCATTTAATCCGAATGTTCACTTCGGCGTTTCGACATATAGCGACAAGTTTCCTTTCGCAACCGCTTTTTTGATTTCGTTCGCAATAGAGGCTGACCTATCCGAACAAGACCTTATACGCATGGCTTTCGCTGATTCAACTCTCAAGAACATGGAGAGATACAGCGATAACATGCGAAACTGGTCAACACGGATGGAACATCCTGCAACAAAGTACATAATAGACAATTCGGACATTGCAAAAAGAAATGATGCACAAGCAAGGTTTGATTATGTTGATCAATCTTTTACATCAAAGCGTTATGGTAAGGCAAGGTACATAGATACCCTCAATAACGCCTTACAAGGGCAAGAGATGGCTTTTGAGGTACTAACTAATGGTACAAAGTATCTATGTGACAAAGTCGGTAAAAACACCCTTACAAGGTACAATAAAGACATCATATCTTATGCAGAAATATTCACAGGAGAGTATAGCGTTACCTATGACGAAGTGGTTGATTGGAATTGATTAACGTACCTTTAATTGCTAGTCGCTTTGTTCCATCAAAATCAAAAACAATTTTTATTTCAATTGCAAGTTATAGAGATCCTGATCTTGTAAATACAGTAACTAGCGCATACTATAATGCAAAGTATAGAGATAGACTATTTTTTTCAATTGTTTCTCAAGCCGATGAATCTGAACATCCTGATTTGTCTTTTATACCAGAGTCTCAAATCAGATATGTGAAATACCATTTTTCTGAAAGTAGAGGCGCATGCTGGGCTAGGGAGATTGTCTCTAGGGATATACATACTGATTATTTTTTACAGATAGACTCCCATTCTAGATTTATTGATGATTGGGATAAAGTAGTAACAGAAAACTATGTCGCCTGTAAAGATTACTGGCAATCTGAGATTGCGTTTACTATGCACCCAGAAGGATTTAGAAGAGATCACGAAACTGGAATAGAAGAGTTCTACGATTTTGAAAAAGTGCCAATGAGAGGGGCTATGGGGTGGAAAGATGAAGACACCATGCCTCAGCCATTTTGGTACGAGTGCGATTATTTTAAATATGGATATGAAGCATATTTTTTATGTGCTAACTCTTTGTTTTGTGAGTCAAAGATTATAAAAGAAATACCGTACGATAAAGAACTGTATTTTATTGGCGAAGAGCCAACTCTGGCCTTGAGGTTTTACACCAGGGGAGTTAAACTAATTAATCCATCGTTTCACTATATGTGGCATGCTTATAATGAAAACTATGATAGCGACAAAAGGGTTCTTCATTGGCAAGATCACTCCGAGTGGGGAGATATGAATAAAGATTCCTACTTTAGGGCTGCAAAAATATTATCTGGGGATACATCTCTGGGTGTCTACGGAATAGGTTCATATGAACTATACGAAAAATTTCAAAAAGAATCTGAAATTTCACTAAGTGACCAACACGATCATATAGTTGGCCCTTGGCTTTAGTTAGTGCTATAATATAACATACAAGAGAAAAGGAATGGGCATGACAAGAGAAGAAGTTATTGAAACTATGATCGATGTAGTAAATGTTTATAATATTGAATTACTAGCAGGAACTGGAATGCCTGATGAAGAAATTGAAAGAAACCTTATTCAACAGCGTCCAGCGCTAGAGCATATGTTTGGTTTGATCTATCAAACCTTTATTAATAGAGGCATTCTTAGTTAAGATTATTTGCCACAACTACAGCCAGAACAAGAGCAACCGTTTTGAGCAAGTAGGTTTGTATCTTCTGGTCGACCTAAGTCTTCCCAAAAAATCTCTCTGCCCATAGCATCTGTTTCGGCCATAGGTTTTGATTCAAACTCAAAGTTGTCGTTTAAAGCGTTTTCAAAATTGTCTAATATTCCCATGCTATCTATTATACACCAATTGCTTTGACACGTATGATAATAGGATCTTTAGGCCTATAGGATATTGTTGCAGTATGTCCTGTGTGATTGCTTGCTAAATCTACCGTGAATTTTTTAGCAATTTTGGTTAACATTATTCTCATTTCCATTAAAGCAAACTCTTTGCCGATGCACTGTCTTTTGCCAAACAAAAATGGAAAATATTCTCCTTTTGACAAATCTAGATTACCAAACCATCTTTCTGGTTTAAAGGTGTCTGGATCTTCAAAAACATCTTTGTTTCTATGTACGGCCAAAGAACTTAGCATTACATGTGTGCCAGTAGGTATGATTACTCCGTCTATTTCTACATCTTCCATCGCTACCCTGGATTCATTCCAAATAGGAGGAGACATTCTCAAAACCTCATTAATAAAAGCATCAACATTTTCTTCTCTAGAAATTTTTTCTTGCCAATTTTTATTTATCGACAAATAGTAGACTGCCCACTCCAATGCAAATGCAGTTGTTTCATATCCAACCAATAGCATAGTTATTGCTTCGTCGTACAGATCGTCAAGATCTATTTTTTTATTATTGTACGAATTGATGATGATATCTAAAAAATCATTTTTTATTTCTTTAGACTCTAATCTTTTGTCTACTATTTTTTTAGAAAACTCTCTTAACTCATCTCTTGACTTAAGCAGTTCGTCATCGTACACACTGTTAGCAATTTTATATGATGCTGTAGATACGTTTTCTCTTGCTTCCGTGAAATACTCGTCCATGCTTTCTGAAAAAAATATTTCTAGGATACTTTTGAAAACGAAAAACCCCATTTCCCTTCTAACATCTACTTCGTCAGACCAGTTAGAAAGTAAAGAGTCTATGATTGTAGATATTCTATTTTCATATTCGACCATATGATCGTTGTGGAATGTTGGAGATATTTCTTTCTTGTTGTGCATATGCTTAGGTTCTTCACTGGTTATAAGACCTTCACCCAGGACATAGTCTAATGCTTTTAGTCTACCGCTTTTTTCAAAACTGTTGTATTTGTTTAGAGCAACATCTTCCACTGCCTTATTGGTAAATGCAAAAAATATGCTTTCTGAATTTATGCTGACAGATGGGTTTCCTTTTGTTGCTTTCTTTAAAAGCATAAATAGTTCAGGAGCGTCTGGAGGCAACATAACTTTAGTATACACCACGGATCTGAAAAATTATAAAAACCAAATAGCCTAAAATCTGAATATTTTGTCCAGATGTATGATACATACTATAAAAAAAATAAACACAAAAAAATAGTGAGCCCATAATAGACACACTATCGATCTTGCACTACATTTTGGGTGCGCTACCCTGTATCCAGCCACTATGGATGCCTATCAGTGGAGCATCTATACACACTGCCTGACCCTGATGTAGTGTAGCCTTGTATAACTCAATAAATTCTAATACTCTATCCTTAGTATCAAAATGCATTTCTTTTGTAGCACCTGATGTGCTTGTTAATGTTACTTTCATTTAGTTACCCCCAAATATAAAGCATAGCGCTATTGCTATGACTACCCCAATGAATGCTCCTATTGGAGCGTAATCAGCATTCTCATCTAGCCAATCAATTGCGTATGTAAAAGGATTCATATTTATTTAACTCCCATAACTCTAGACATATAGCGCTTAGCAATTCTAACCGCTTGAGGATTTAGGGTAGAGTTAAATCTACCTTGTGAGAAATCACTAGGGTAAGCGTTAGTGATACGCTGAGCGATACGCACTGGCATACGCTTAGATGTAGGGGCATAACCCGCAGATGATAGACCGAAGTCTTTTGCAATATCAGAGCGAATCTCTGAGTAGTAGTTATTTAGTGAAGTCATTTTGACTTCCTTTCTTTTATTCGGTTAGACTTTCTAACCTTTTTCCTTGACCTAGGTTATTTGCTTATCTTATTTGATAAGGCTCACTAGGATTTTCTACTGGCAGGGATTTCGCCTATTTACTTTTTCTACCCTTATTTAATTTTTCTTATACTAGAAGTATAGCATAGAAATCTCAAAAAGTCAAGTTTAGACACGGACAAATCGGACATTTTTAATGTGATTTACACCACATTGGCACGTCCCGATCTTGTCAAATCGACACGCCGATAAAAATAACATTGTTACGGAATTGTTATAATTCCCCCAAAAAATGTGACCTACATCATATGTGACCTACCTCACAATGTCCGATTTACCCCATTTATACCCCTCAAAATGTCTGACCCCCCTGCTATACTTAATAGTATAAAGAAAGTTAAGTGGTAAAGAAATCCACTAAGAAAGGTGGTCAAAAATGACTACACTAAATGAAACACTATTTTCTACAATAGTTCACGAATACCATAACGGCGGAGTAAAATCCTCTTATGGTTTAGACGCTTACACTAGAAAAGAATTGCTAAGATTTTTAATCTCTAGCAAGGCTTGCTACTGTATCAACTGTATAGATAAGGAGAATACTAAATGAGTATTTGGACTAAATTCGCTACTGTAAGCGATTACCCTAAAGGCTTAATGAACCTATGCCCTTGCGGTCAGGTTGTATTAGCCCCCGCCCTTTATCACGAAGGGCAACCTTATTGGGAAAATCCTAATAAGTGTAAAGAACTATTCGAAGGAGAAAATAAATGAGCACTATGCTACGCCTTGATTCCGTATGTGGAAAGACACATACATTTGTTGATGTCTACGACATAAACCTTAACCCTCACGGCTCTATCTGTTGCGATAACTGTGAGTCAATTTTAATGTGCCGTAAGGCTTGGGACTTTCTATACAAGGGAGTCAAATAATGAGTGATTTAACCTATTGCGAGAATTGCCAAATAAATATGGAAGATGATTTCTTTGATTTTCGTTTTGAGTATCCAATCTGTTTAACCTGTTCACCAATGTATGAACTATTCTTAGAAGGAGTAAATTAATGACTAAATACAATGTGCTAATTTCTTATGTCGTAGAGGCAGAAGATGAAATGAGAGCGGTATTCGCTCTAAATAAAACACTCTACCCACTTAGCGAAAATGAAATTGCTAAGTTTGACCCGTTTATGGTTGAGGAGGTAACTCAATGAAAACACTACAAGAAAAGTTAGATGAAAGCGCAAAAGCGTTAGAGCCAATCCTTTGGGAACTACTAGATGAAATTGAGGAAAACTAAAATGGAAAAAGATTTATTTGGATTTTCTAACGCAATTAATTTGGATCATCTAAACTTAGAACAACTAAAAGAGTTAGAAAAGATTTTAGATAAAATAAAATAAATAAAAACAAAAGTTGTAGAAATAAAACTCTACAATTTTTGGACGTGCCAAAAAGTTATCCACAGGCTGTGTATAAATAATGTGAGATTAATCACATACGACACGCCGTGTTTGGACTTGACTTTTTGACTTTTATCTGCTAGTATTGCTACTATAACAATTAAATAAAGATAAATAAGCAATGAGCCTTAGCAAATAAATGTGACCAGTATCACAGTGAGCCTAAGCAAATAAGTGCCCAATTTGTCGGTGGCTAATGATAAGATAGTCTTATCAACTTAAAGAAAGGAAGTCTATAAATGACTTACACTATAACACTAGAAACCTTCAATGGTTCTACTAAAAAAATCGCTCTCCCTTCTCGTGGTGCGGTTGCTCAATTCATCTCAACTTATCCAACACAACTTCCCGTTGGTGTTGCGGTTAAAGTATCTTGCGACGCTTTAGGCGTATCAGGAACACTTAGAGGAAAGGCGGTTCTCTAATGATAAACTCCGTCTTAACAATTCCCTGCGAGGAATGTAATTCAACAGGTCTAATCTTTTTTGGAAATGATTTTGACTATGATGTAGAAACTTGCGAATGCGATTTTGGTATTGAGCAAGACCTAAACCAATTTAACAACTAAAAGAATAGGAAATAAAATAAATGACTAAAGTAGAACACACACTAAAGTTCGTAACCGAGTTCGATGAAACTCACCCAATAGCACAACAAGCACTCGCTATTCCTCACTCAGATTTAATCGCAATGCTTGAAGGAATGCTAAAGGATTTGGTAGCGCCTGCGCTTGGTCCAATACTTGATGAAATTAATGCTCGTGGCACTTACGCAATTCTAAAGGTGGCCGAATAAATGATGACTCGTAAAGACTATGTCGCAACTGCTGAAATTCTTTCATCTTTCAAAGAGTTAATCGGAGATGAATTTACTTTTCACGATTTGGTAAATGATTTTGGCTCAATGTTCGAAGCAGATAATCCACGATTTGATTTTGAAACTTTTAGAAAGGCTTGTGAAAAATGAGCAGACTACTAACAACAATGGTTCAACTATTTTTAGCGGGTAGCGTTTTTATTTTATTTAAAATGATGTTGCCAATGCTAAAAGAAGATTGGCAAGAAATCAAAAACGATTTGCGAAAGTAAATTGTGATCCTGAGCAAGATTGAAAACTGCTCAAATTTTGGACGTGGCAAAAAGTTATCCACAGGCTTATCCACAGGTGTTTAAGAAGTTGTTTACGACACGCCCGAAATTTTGTGAGATTAATCACACGGCTTGAGCGTCTCACTATTTGGATTTACTGGCTAGTAAGTTGATATTTTTAGTTTAATCATATAGACTTACATAGTAAGAAAAAATAAATAAAGAAAGTCTATCCGATACGGCGAGCCTAACTAAAAATGTCAGTGGGCTATGCTAGGATAGAATTATCAACAAAAAGAAAGAGGTCTGCCAATGGCTACCAAACTATACACAATAGAAAGCCTACTTGTAGGGAAAAACTATCGCTCACGCAACCGCCACTTTGAGGGCGAAATTGTATCGGCTCAAAAGCGAGAAGGAATTTGGTATGGAGAAAATACCGAAGCCTATCTAATTGAGGTCAATGCTAAAGGCTTGCGAAATAAATTTGCGACTATCGCAGTAAAGGTTGGTGAGTAATTATGGCTAGTGTTATTGACCAAAACGAATTCTATTGGATTTGGGATTTATCTTTCTTGTGTTGTGATGAAGTCCAATTCCGTTATCAGTGTAAAACCCATAGCGAGTTAATGGGTTGCTATTTTTGCGAATTTGATTACTCAAAAGATTGTGAGTGTGAAAACTAATGGGATACATAGAAATATTTAGAATTGACAATGAAGGCGCAGGTTGGATAGACTTGTCGCAAGCAAACTCAGATGAGTTATTTAATTTGGAAGTCGGCTTACTTAATGAAGGCGCACTATTTACAACGAAAGAGGCAGAATAATGGAATATGAATACCTAGTAACTTGTCAGTATGACTCAGAGGCAAAACCTCACTGGGAACAACGCTATGAAAACGAATTTGGTGCTTGGGAAAGTTTTTTCCGATTTACCGACTGGGGAATGGCTAACGAATACTCAACAGTGAATATTTACACACCGACAGGAAAGTGTTACACTAAAGTATTCTACCGAGATGGAAGGGTTCAGGTAAGAGCGTAATGGCACTATATGAATTTACTTGTTTTATAAATGTCGAGGCAGACAATGAAGAAGATGCCGTTGATATGTTCGATAGTAACTTAAAATATGGAATGATTAGACGAAGCGATGTTTATGTCGCAGACATAGAGGAGAAAATATAATGGGAAGCATAACCGCACTTGGAATTAAAGATGAAGTCTTAGACTTAGAAACACAATTACTTTATCACCTTAAAGGTAATCACTATCCACCCGTCCCCGCAGAAATGGTAAAACCTTGTATCGAGGCTATTGACGCATACTATGATGAGGACTATGACCGAATGATTGATATGCCTATGGTTGGCGACTTTCAGATTCTCTATAAGGGAATGACTCACGCACCTGCGAGGGCTATCATAAGCCAACACCACTTGGAATTTTGGCTACCTGATTGGGAGGAATAGAATGTCTGATACAATGGAAACTATGGAATTGATCCACGCAGATAACTTAACACCCGACCAATTAATGCTTGGTGATTTAATTAAAATTGGTGATGACATCGTTGAAGTTAATTTTATTGAATGTGATTCAACAGGAGATAACTACGACATACAAACCGAAAATGAATTTGGTGAAACAGAATTTACACAGTATAGTTATACTGATTTAATTCCGTTGTATGTTTTTATTGAACAAGAAGAATAGTTAAAAGTATTTTTGTGTGCTTCCCCGCACAAAAATGCACGTGGTCCACGTCCCGCCCTGTGAGATTTATCACATTTTAAGATTTGACATTTTTTGCCCCTGTATGCTAAGATTAAGTATGAAAAAAAACTCAGAGGAATTACGCAGACTTATGGAACTTCGCCGTTCTAATGCTGCCTCTGCGGTGCCTAATAAAAAGAAATACAACCGTAAAAAATGTCAGTCCGAACTGCTACAATTAAAAAAACAACAAAAAGGAGAATAGCCCCTATGGGAAATATCGCTGATGAATTCTATGATGAATACTACGCAACCACCTGCCCTTCTTGCCGTGAAAATGCGGTTGATGAATATGAAGAAAAGTGCACTCATTGCTTACTAGAAGAAATGTCCGCTCACTATAACGAAGACATTGCTCTAGAAATGAGTCTAGGCCTTGACTACTAATACACTTAAACTAAAAAGATCTAAAGATAGAAAGGTCGCTAATGCCGTCACCCCTAATGGAAAACAAGCAAGTATCGCAAATACCTTTGGCCTACCTGCTGGAAAGGCTTTCTCGTGCCCTGGTGCCACTAGTGTTTGTGAAAGCGTTTGCTACGCAGGAAAACTTGAAAAAGTCTTCCCAACCGTAAAGGTTAACCTATTGCACAATTGGTCCCTGCTGAAAGACGCAGACGGAGAAACTATGGTGCGCCTGCTTGATGAGATGATTGTTGATTTTGTATCTGATTGTGAAAAGAAAGACGCTCCTAAGTTATTCCGTATTCACTGGGACGGCGATTTCTTTAACGATACCTATACCTATGCCTGGAAAGTAGTTATTGATAAGCACCCCGACATTCAATTCTGGGTATACACTAGAGTAAAGGCTGCTGCACTTATTCTTAAGGATGTATCTAATTTATCATTGTATTTTTCTGCAGATAGCGAGAATGTAAAAACTGCCGTTGATCTAAAAATTAATAGCGGTGTTAGAATGGCATATCTTGCTAAGAATTTTGCAATTGGCCAGGCCGATGTAAAAGAAATGATTGGTCGCCCCGCTGCTAAGTGTCCTGAGAATAATAAACAAATTAAACTTATATCTCAACAAGGTAGCGCTTGCGTTTCTTGCTCACTTTGTGTATACTCTAAGAGTGACATAATTTTTTCTGCGAGTAAGAAATGAGATAAATGAATTCCCTGCAAATAATATTTTTAATTTGGTGCATAGTACTTTTATTTTTTTACCAATAAAAATTGCATGGGATCCACGTCCGCAAAACTTGATTTGTCAAGTTGCGACACGCCTTTAAGATGTGTTTAAGAACACACCCCAGAACCCCCCCCAGGATTTGTATTTCTGACATTTTTTTGCTAAAATTATACTATAAGCAATTAACCCCCACAACGAAAGGCAAGACCCAAATGACACTTCACGGATACACTTACCAAATTGGTGATTTATTCACAACCAGCAAGACAGGCGTTACAGGTCGTATCGCAGGTTTTACACCAATGTCTAATAAGGTTACCAGAGTTAGTCTGATTTTGGCAAATGGCGCACAACGCCTTGCTATGGTCAAGACCTCTAAGTAATCTCACAATGTGAGAAATGTCAGGTTTAGATTTGACATTTTTATCCGCAAAATGTTATACTTAGGTATAACCAAATAACAACCCCTAAACAGAAAAGAGAAAAAAATGGCAGTAGCAACAGCAACATACAAGGTCGGCGACACTTTCACAACACAGAAGTCAAAGGTCAGCGGAGTAATTACAGAAATTACACCACAGGCTAATGGAAATGTTCGTGTAAAGTTAGATGTAAATGGCGCAACCCGTTATACAACTTGGACGGCAAAGTAAGTTTAGCAATAACGCTAAAAACTATCCTGAGCAAGATACAAAAAGGCTCACACACCCCCAACTAATACCCCACAAAAGAAAAGAGAAAACAAATGGCTAGAGGAAAAGCAATCTCAGTAAAAATCCCTACTCAGCGAGTAATCGCAGGACTAGAGGCATCACTAGCAAAACTAGAGATGGACTACGCAACACAAGGAGAAAACGAACGCAAGCACACAGTTGCTTATGAGGCTTGGAAAAAGCAAATTGGTGAGTGGGCTATTGCCAACTTCTCAAAGGCTGAAAACCTACGCACTAACTATCGTTCTTGGAACAACACTCTCAATGTTGATTTTGACATCATCACAAAAGAGGGAACTTTCCCTGCTGAACCTGAAAAGGATTTTGAGGTTATTCACACTCATACCTATAAGGAAATGAAAGAGGAAATCACAAACGCAATTCGCATCTTAAAGATGACAGATGAGGAAGTTGTAAATACTTCCACATACAATGCGGTTGCTCGTTATCTCTAATTAGATAATTGGGTGGGGTGTAAAAGCCCCACTCATTATCCCCTGCGTTCCACGCTATTTATAGCAAGCGTCCCCTGGGGATCTGATAGGGGTGGGTTCCAGACTAACGGCCGTGCCTACCCCTATCACCCAATTTGTCAGACCCCTATAGTATAATTAAAAGAAACAAACAGAAAGAAGGAAGCCCCCAATGGGACTAGATATGTATCTTAGTGCTAAAAAGCATTTAGAAAAAATTAACTGGAAAGCACTACAGTCAAATGATGAACTATCTTATGACTCACCCGAAGCCGTATACCCTAAGTTCAATGACTTAATGGAAATAACTCAACTAACAGATGTCGCTACAGATATCTATGGAGCAAGCGTAGAAGTTACTTGTGCTTATTGGCGCAAGGCTAATCAGATACACGCTTGGTTCGTAAAGAATATTCAGAACGGTATTGATGACTGTGGTAGTTACTATGTTTCACAAGATAAACTAATAGAGTTGCTTGCTTTATGTAAACACGCATTAGAAACAAAAGACCCTAGCCTGTTCCCACCACAAGAAGGATTTTTCTTTGGGAGCACAGATATTGATGAATGGTATTGGAAGGACCTTACTAATACTATTAATCAATTAGAGCGTATATTTGCGCTACCAGAAATTGATCGACTTTCATTTTCTTATTGCTCATCTTGGTAGTTGACAATTGTCAGTGCCTTACAGTATAATTAATATAAACCAACAAACAGAAAGAGGCCCCCAATGGACCAGCAAGATATATCAACACTAGCAAGCACAGTCAATGCAACAGAAGAGTTTCTTCGTGATTCTTTAGCCAAGGCAACATTGCGTGTAACTCAATTAGAGGAGCACATTCAAAAAGTAACTCAGCGCTCATATGCAGACTCTGCAGAACGCAACCGTATGGTTGAATCAATGCAAGAGTGGACCCTTAGTGAATTAGAGAGTGAAGATATCTCTGAGTCTCAAGCAGAATCAATTGCAGAAATTATGGGCTTTGAATTAACAAAAGAATTCGAAGTTGAAGTTACAGTTATGTATTCTGTTACTGTTAATGCTCGCACTGAAGAGGATGCACAGAATGCAATTCACGATATTGATTTCGATACCGTCGATTATAACTCAGACAACATTTCTTATCTATCATCCTCAATTGATAGAATAGATATTTAGTAGGGGGCTACTAATAAAAACCTGAGCAAGTTTTAAAACTGCTCTCTTTTTTATAAAATTTTGCACGTGGGGTTTATCCACAGGTTATCCACATGGCGAAGATCACATTGTGAATTACGACACAGTTACGAAATGCCCCATTTGTCCCCTGATTACTTATACGATTTGACTTTTGTCGGTGGGTGGGTGTATGATTAGATTATCAACAACAGAAAGAAGGAAATCGTGGCTCACGACTTAGAAACGCAAAATGGCAAAACCTCATTCGCATCATTCAGAGAACCTGCTTGGCACGGATTGGGAACAGTCTTTACAGAAGAAAAAACAACGGCAGAAATGCTACAAGCAGCAAATCTAAATGGGTGGAATGTTCGCCTAGAAGATTTGGAAACCCCTACACATCTCACAAGCGATAAGGCATATCAGTATGTCCTACGCACTAACCCAACAGATAACTCTCAGACAGATGTTCTTGGAATTGTTGGTGAGCGTTATCACCCACTACAAAATGAAGATTTGTTTTCATTCGGTGATAATATCCTAGACGGCGGTGGTCGTTGGGAAACCGCTGGTTCAATCAAGGGTGGTCGTGTCGTGTTCGGTGCTTTAGCACTAGAGCGTGAAACAATTCTTGACCCTAATGGTGTATCAGATAAGGTAAAAACTTATTTGCTCATCAACACATCACACGATGGTTCAATCGCTATTCAAGCAAGCATCACGCCAGTTCGTGTCGTATGCGCTAACACTCTTAACCTTGCGCTTGGTGGCGTAGGTCGTAAGAAGAATAAGGGCATCAAGCAATCTTTCAAGATTCGCCACACTCAGACCGCTAACGGCAAAGTTCAGATTGCTCGTGAAACTCTTGGTCTTGCTAATGCTTATATGGACGAATTTGATATTATGGCTAAGGCTATGATTGAAAAAGAAGTTAGCGCCATTGACTTTAACAAAATCATTCTTGCTGCTTACCCAAAGCCTGAAAAAGATGCTAAGGGTTCAAGCAAGAAATGGGAAAACAAGGTAGATATGATTAACGATATTTACACTGGTGAATTTAATGGTATGATTGCTGGTAATGCTTGGGGTGCGTTCAATGCGCTAACTGAGCGACTTGACTGGTATCGTTCTGCTCGTGGTGGCAATAACGAATCCATTCTCGCATCAGCATCAGGATTTGACCCTGCTATCAACGCAGAAAAAAATCGTTTGCTAAAAGTAGTTCAGAATGTTATGTCTTTAGCATAACAAAAAAATTCCTGAGCAAGAATTAAAACTGCTCACCATTAGGTCCGTTAGAATAGTTGGTTAGTTCGCTACCCTGTCACGGTAGAGGTCACGGGTTCAAGTCCCGTACGGATCGCAAGTAAATAAATATGCACTGCAATGCATAAAAATTGCACGTGCCCCAAACCAGACAAATCGGACATAAAAATGTCAAATTAAAAAATCTTTACGAAGACTATAAAAGATCCCCCAAAATGTCAAACCAAAAAATCTTTACGATAGAGTTGACATTTTCCCTAGATTATGCGATAATTAATATATGACCAAACAAGTGGCAATATATGAAATGAACTACTCCGTCTCACCTGGTGGTATTGACTGCTGGGAAGCAACCATTCAAGGTTATGGGGAGAGCACTACCGCCTCTGACTTTAAGACTGCTGGAGAGGCCCTTAATTGGGTGCTTGACAGATACCCTGCCGAAATGCTAGAATTAGTAGTAACCTCACACCAAGCCTACGAAAAGGAATATGTATGACCCTAGAAACAGAAACAATGGAAGACCCAACAATGTATGCAGATTACTATTCTTGTGATCTTGCTATCTCTATTACAAATATCAAGGCTAAGAATAGACACCACGCAGAAGCCGTTATGCAAACCTTCATAGACGAGATTGCCAAGGTAATGTCTGATGAACTTAGTTGGGACGATGCCCAATGGGATATAGAAGAAAATGTATTCCTACCTGAACTAGGGGAGTGGCACACAAAATGAACACCATAGACGAACTAATCAATGAGATTTATGAGGACAATTTCTCTCACCTAGAGTTTGATGAAAATATGGGGGGAGAGGATTGTGACTGTCACATCCACATCACTCTTAATACTATGGCTAAGTATGCTGGGATAGAGGTAGGATAATGCCACTAGTGGGATATGAAGAAGTAGATGCACTAGATATGATCTTGGGTGTTCAATCACTTATGATTAATGTTAATCCTGATCAAGATCCTTGGCTACACAATACCCTGTGGAAAACCAAAGACTTCCTTGAAGGACTAATGGCAGAAGGATATTTCTAATTTGTCAGTGGTCTCCGCTATAATTAATATATAACCCAAACAAAGGACCCAAATGAAAATCAAGATATCGAAAGAGCATAAAGAAGAACTGCAAGACCAAGCAGACCAAATCGTATACTTTGAGGCCTCTATGTCTAATGAGGATGATGCAGTCAAAGGAACATACCTAAGACTTGTAGAGATTTACAAGGTTGCATACGAGGCTGGAGCAAATAGCAAATGAAAGTTAAAATAGCCATTGAACAGATTGTAGATATTGATGAAGCAATGTCTAATGATATAGGGTTTGAACTCTATGGTCCACCTGATATGAGCACTGAGGATAAGGTTGATTATCTTATTGCTCGTTTTGTTGAGGACATTGATACCCTTGTTAAGTATGATGAAGTAATCCACCAAGTATCAGTAGAATATATAGAGGACTAATGAACATTCAATCCCGTGAAATTACATACCGCACCATTGTTGAGCAAATCTTCTTTGAAGACGGCACAGAGTTAGTAGTAACAACTGGCTGGCCTGAAGGTGGCGGTGGAGACTTTGATGTTAAATTAGATTGGGTAGAAGGCGAAGCGCCTGAATGGGCAAAGGAGTATGTTCACAATGTGGAGTAAGTATACATTTGTTTGCGATCCTGATGAGTGTGATGCTCTTGTTGAATTTACCGCTAGGGATGACTTTGGCTTCCCCCTGGGGGTAGTGGAAATGAAATGCCCTTGTGGTAGGATGCTAAACTATATTAGTTATGAAGAAGCCTATGCTCCGATCATTACAGATGTGAGCAAGGTCACACCCCGTGAAGTTGTAAAAATCAACTCAAACCCGTATACTTTATAGTATGGACCTAAATACATTCAAAGAATATATACGCCTGCATGAGATTAGCCTTTTGCAGGATGCAGACAAACTACAAAACCTAATGGACACATTTGAGGGTGACTATGACTCTGATGAGTATCGTGACCTAGAGATTGATGACATGCATAATACAGGTGAACTTATTGCTACCCGCCATTTCTTGTCAGTGCTAGAGGGTAGAATATAACTATGGAAACCACACAACTAGACCCACGACTACAACTAGCAGTTAATATGGGAGTATCAGGAACTGATATCCTACACGGAGAACTTAAGAACCTAATGCTTGAGGCTGAGACTGAATACCTTGAGATTGAAAAGGAAGAGCGTGAGGGTGGCTACTCTGACGCAATGCTTTCTATGGACCGCACACGAGCAGAAGGAAGGCTTGACGCTTATGTGGAAGTATATAATCTAACATATGCTTTAGCCTTTGCTATTGCAGATAGGATAAAGAGCCGTGGATAACTTTATTGAAATGGACTTTGATGACTGGTGTGACACATACAAGCCAATCAAAAATCATATAGATACTAACGCCTCCTTTAATGGTGAGATGTTTGAAACCTATGGCGATGAGGTTGCCTTTGTTAAAGAGCAGCCAGAGGACCGTATCTGGATGTATGGTGATGGCGACGATGGTGGCTCATATATCTGGAGCGGCTGGGGATTTGTAAATAGACTAGGATACTTCATTACTGAAGTTCCTTGCCCACCCAACACAACAATTCAAATCAGAGTTAGTTATAACTGGTTCTACTGTGAGAACTGTGGAGCAGAGTTTGAGGACCCTGATAATACTGTTAGAGATGCCTTTGATGAGGCAGACTTGCCAAAATGCCCTCAGTGTGCTACACTTGAAGAAATGACCCTAGTAGGATTGGAAACAAAATGACACAAATAGTAATAGATGAACTAAGATTAGTAGGCTCCTTCGCTGTGGACAGCGGTCAAGCAATGGTGGGAGACCCTTGCTACCTTGACGGCTGGAATACTAACGAAGGCGAGGAATGGGACCTAGAAGGCAAGATGTATGAATACTCTTATCAGGGTGCCAGTGCTACAACGCTTGCCAATAATGCTGGAGAACTAGGCATTGGTAAAGCAATTGTATTTAATACGGGCTATGGTGACGGATACTACCCTGTGTATATTCAGTTAAATGATGATGGCCGTGTATCTAAGGTTGTCATTGACTTTGAGGGCGACCTAGATGAGGAGCAAGACTAATGGGAGCACGGATTAACTATGTATTTCAAGACAGTGAGAAGGGCCCTAGGGTAGTTCTCTATAGTCATTGGGGCGAGACCGAATGGCAGCGGGACCTAGCAATGGCGCTGCAGCATTCAAAGCCTAGATGGTTTGATTCAGCATATGGAACACGGATGATCATAAGTTATCTTATTAATGGTTCAGTATTGGATGAGCACGGATTTGGTATATATGCAATTGACAATGATGGCCTGGACCTAGGTGAGAAAACGGTCCTAGTCGACTTTGTTACTAAGACTGTTACTGATAATGTCTCTGTGCCCTTTGATAAATTTGTTGAGGCCTATCGGCCAACCCGCAGTGGTGTTGCAGATTTAGTTGAGCAAATCTAGGTATTGGGTCACCTAGATTAATCGGGTGGAAGGGGCAGGCGTGGGGCTTGCTCTTTCCCCCACTTTTTGATACAATGGATACAAGGGAGAACTATGCGTATAAGCAGACGAATTACAGATGAGGAAAAGATTGCCAATAAAATGGGCAACATTATTGCTGACCTCAGAGTTGATTTGGAATTGGTCGGGGAATACTTAGCAAAATCTCAGCCCTATGTAGTGTATAATCGATTACAGGTAATAGCAGAGTCAGCCAAAGAAACTAAGGAAGGAACAAATTATGCCAACAACGGATTTTGATAGCAAGGCTTTAATCCTTGGACAACTATGGGTTAATTTTAAAAAGGATGACGAGTGGTCAGATTTTATGGAGTATAACGATTTAGGTTTGCCACTTGCTTTTGGTTTTGCTGAAGGAATAATTAATCACACACCAACACTAGAACAATACATCAACGAAACTTGGGATTTGTTTATTGAAGGTTTGGGAATTCAAGACGAAGGCTACGCACGACTTGAAGATATTTTTGTTGACGAATAATCAGTGACCCGAAAGGGCACGTGCCATACTTTTATCAAATTGTCAAACCACCAAACCTTATTACGATCCAAACCTTTATATCCCCAAACCAGGACATTACGAACCTTCAAATCTTTCCCCCTGCTGAACTTATACCATAGTTTGTAAGGTTTGTCAAACCCTTTTATATGGTGTTATAATAAATATATGAGCCCTAAACATCACTTTGCAGAATATGCCAAAAGAGATCCTAAACAATATCAGGCTTTCTCAGATAACATGTGGAACTCATTTGTTACTGTTACACATGCTATAGGTTTGAATAGATTCTTTACATTTACCCCCGAATTTTTGCAGGCCCGTGAAATTGAGCAGGCCACAGGCCGCTTCGCCGAAGGCGAAATCCCAGGGGATCAAGAGCAAACCATACAAGAACAAACCCCTATAGAATAACAAACCATTATCTCCTGGTTTCTTTAAATAACATAAAGGTTTGTTAAAAAAACATTACGATTATCGACAATTTCTCCCTGGTTTTGGGAGATTTTTTTATGGGGTTTTAAGGTTTGAAAGGACTTGACAAACCATTATATCTGTGATATCATCCGCAGCGGGATAGGAAGGTTTGAGGTTTGACAATATGAAGGTTTTGTGATAAGGCCCCTCTCTCCAAAAAAAGATTACGAACGCATCGTTAAAAGCGCTCCCTACTCCACTATCCTCCACAATGCTCCACTTCTAGAGTGTCTAATAATATTATCAGTAAGATTAATCTGTGGATAACTTGTGGATAACTCTGTTGAAAACCATGATATACTAAACATATGACAACAGACCCAACAACAGAACACGAACTCAGTGACATTAAATGCACTCAATGTTACTACCTATTGGCTATCGATCCAGATAAGCCTGATGCTCCATACTACTGTCCAACCTGTGGATAACTCTGATATACTTTATGTATGAAACCTTTCCTAATCATCATGCTTGGCCTATTCATATTTCTTAACTATATGGCCTACCTACAACAGATAAGGATGACTGGATAATGTTAGATGTCTTATGCTTTGACTGTGGGGGTATGTTCCAAGTACCTTATGGAACCTCAAACCCTACATCCAAGTGTCCAAAATGCCAGGGTAAATAAAGATTACGATACATCCTTTATAGCCCTATTGACCATACGGATCAAACCTTTTCGAGTTATCTTCGACGCATCAAATGTCTCCGTATAACCCCCTTGTGGCATATCCGCCTTATCCAGGAAATGTCCATACTTGGAAGTAAGGGTTTGTACTACTAGGGATTCTATTGCTCTTGCTTTATCCCGTTCGGAAAATGCCCAATACTTAATCAATATCCAACCCTTGGTCCTATGGCTTGCAAACCTTCTACCTGAGACATCAGATATCCCTATTTTGACAGCCTTATACACAGGGCTATAGAGTATATATAGTAGGGTCATTAGTCTATTATACTTTATCCCCCGCAGAATATGCTAGAATGGTTTTATGGATTATTCGATAGTTACCCTGCCTAGAGTTGGCTCAAACTATCTTCAAGACAGGATACTACAACATACTGGTTTGTTTGTGGAAAGGTTTCATACTCTTCAAAATAACAAAATGATAACGATAGCCAGAGATCCAGTAGAGTTTCTGGCATCTGAGGTTTCTATGAGATACTTTTACGATACCTCAAGTACTACTTTAGACAAGTTAGTTAATAATAATTTAAGGAGTCTTTGGCTAAACGATTACTCTAAGTACTTTACTGGCACAGATGATATGACTATGATTGATCAATTTGATATTATAATAGATTACGATAGACTAATAAATTTCCCCGTTGAAACGATCAAGGCCATAGCCATTAAGATGGATGTTGAGATCATCACTGAGGGCTATGAGTCTGGTCGACTTAAGGACTACGCTGAACATGGCCATATGATATCTAGCAAGAAGGTTAGAGAGTATGAGATGATTAGAAAATATATAGAAGATACAGACCTATCCAAACTATATGACATTTATAATGCCATGCTAGATAAATCCATACATTGACAAACCAGCCAAACCAGGCTATAATTAAGATATGATCAATATGGAGATACCTGACCCATTTACAGCATTTCGTATAGAAAAATATAATCGCACAAAAGGATTACGATATGACTTCTTTTCTGGCGAATGGGACATGGAGTGTGCTGCATGCGGTGAACCTCTCAGTGCCCCGAACAAAAAAACTATGACCAAGATTCGTCTATACCATACAAGAAATGAGTGCCTAGGTGGATACTGAAGAAACCTTCGATCAAGAGTTTACTGTTGAAGACATTACGAACGCCATTGTAGAACAGGCTAAGGCTGAGGTTAAGGCTAGGTATGGTAATAAGAAAAGACATCGCCAATGAGAAAGTGTTATGCCAAAAAGAATAATGGCAAAACCTGCTTTGCAAATACAACTGGCTCAAATCATTTTTGCCACATTCACGATCCTAATGGAAAGTTCAGACAACAACTAAAGCGTAAGGGTATGGGCAAGGATTATGTTGTTAGGTGTGACCATACTTGGTATATGAGAGAGCATGGGATTACCTGTACAAGATGTCTAATGATTTGGGAGAGTGATGAGGATAATAGTCTGTCCAATTTGTAAGAAGGAATGGGATCTTAGATGGGGTATCTTTGGGCATGATTCCCTTGCTCGGCATATGAAGGCTACTCACCAATAGTGCCCGTATAGGGCATATAGAGGTTTATAACTTCTATTTTGCGCCGAACTTTAAAGATTTTTTCGTAGTGTATAATGGTTATATGGCATACATAGTTAACAATCAAGCAGTGGGAAACCACCCAGGAGAAATCGAAAGAACCCCAGCGTATCTTGAATTTTTTCAAAAAATCGGCAATTCTGCAGACAACATAAAAGTTATACCAAATTTTCTTTCTTCTGAAGAGATTGACTATCTTCTTAGCCATATTCAAGAAACTAGAAGAATTAGTTTTGTTTCTCAAAAAGACGACAAAGATAATCCTGTTGCATGGATTCACAACTATCAGGGCGTTATAGATAAATATAACATATTCGGTAGAGTTTTAGATGAAGTTAAAAAAGCATATAACCATGAAAATATAAAGAAGAAAGATCTTGACTATCTTAACATTGCAAGATGGGACAAGGGTACCAAACTAGCCCTACATGTTGACGATCTCGGATGGGTAACGGACAACCACCTACCTACACTTATATATCTTAATGATGACTATGAGGGTGGGGAACTAAGTTTTGCAACACACGATGTTACTATTAAGCCTAAGATTGGTGACCTCATTATGTTCCCTGGAAATATGTACTATGCCCATGAAGTAAAAGAAGTCCTGTCTGGTGTAAGATATACCGTGCCAATTTGGTTTACAATCCCATAGTGTATAATTGAATAATGACAAATAACTCAGAACCAAATCAAAAGAAAAGAAAACTTTTAGATGGCTCTGAGGTAAATGATTACGATCATCCAATCGATTTGATCTTGCACACAAAAGCACCTGGCAAATGGAAACTGATAGACCTTGAAACTGGTCAGGAGTATCTTGGATCAGATATATCACATGAAACATTTGGAGAACTTTTAAGAAGCAAAGTAGCAAAGGCCAAGATAGGGTCTTGGTTTAAAACAAAAGGAAGAGTAATAAAAAATGGATAATATAAATAAGCCCATAACATTTCACTGGATGTGGAGAAGGCACTGGCAGATAAATGACAGTATTGAAAACCTAGATCTTAATGGAATCCTTAAGATGGCCACAGAACTAGATGATGCTAATGTAAAATCTGTTTTGCTTCCTTACGGTCCAGGAGGCATAGACTTTTCCTTAGTTATACAAGAAGCGCTACAAAAAACAAACCAACTAATTATGACAATTGCTTTGCCAGCATACGGAACAAGCCCTGACTATGCTGCTAAAATTTGTGAAACATTAAACCGATTTGCTCCTGGAAGAATTGGTGTAAACCTTGTTGCTGGAAGATGGGGAGATGAAGGAAATGGTCCTGCAGAAAGAATAGTTCTAGAACACTATATGCACGATCCATCACTAATAGATACTCTTGAAAAAAGAGTTGCTATCTCTGCAGTCTGGATGGATAAGGTTATGGATTTGATGAAAACGCACCAACATAAGACACATATGGCTGTTGTTGGTTCTTCAGACACTACTATTGAAATAGCAAACAAGCATTGTGAGTATATTTATGTAGATGATAACTTACTATTTAGAGATCAATTTAAAAAGATTGATCTTAGTAGAGTAAAGCCAATAGTTATTATCGATCCTCTAATTATAAATCATCCCGACGAAGAGCAAAATGTTAGATACGATAAAAATGCACCAGTAAGAAAGCAGCATCACCATGTTAAAGGACCTATGGTTGATGTTGTTAGACAAATAAGACAGTTGTCTGAACAATTTGGAATATATGATTTTATGATACATACCGATCAAGAAGACATTAGCAAGTTGCTAGAATTAGTAAAAGATTTTAATAACATAGTTATCCCAGAACAAAAGAAGGTGGTAATATCTGAACTTACTATAGAAAACTTTACTAAGATTGGAAACAATCCTAATAATGTAAAAATCTTTAGTAACTATCTAAGTAAAGAAGAGTGCAACAACATTATAGAACTAATCAAGGGTACAGAGACAAGCAATAATCGTCCTCTACAGCCTGATAGCGCTGGAAAGCCTACCTTGTCTTTACTTTATTACGACTCACTAGACTATTCAGAAAGATATATACCTCAAATAAAATCTTTGGTGGAAGAAGAGTATGGTGTTAAACTAAAGCCAAGAAACTCTCGTTTTGCTGAATGGGTGCATAATAATAGTCCAGTAATTCCAATAGACGACTTAGGACATAAAGATTCAAACCATTTAGCAGGATGGGTATATCTTAATGACGATTACGATGGTGGAGAGTTGTCTTTTATTCATCAAGGTGTATCATTTAAGCCCAAGGCTGGCGATTTAGTTCTATTCCCTGGAAATATTCACTACTGGTATCATGTTGCTCCTGCAAATGGATCAAGATATATTATGCCACTGTGGTTTGATTTTGTTTAATGGTATAATTATTATATGAAGAAGTCTAAATGTTTTTTTTGTGATAAAGACGCAACGCATTTTGATATTGTCGTTAATCATTCCGACTATATTGTTGCTGATGTGTGCCTTGGTCACCTATCTATGGGCTTAGTGTCGTGAAATACAAACCGCATTTAAGCACATACCCAAGAAGCGGATCCCACTATTTTGATAGACTTTTTGAAAAAGAGTCAGGATTCCGTATTGAAAAAACTCATACAATTAATTGGGCATTTGATAAGGATCACAATAAGCAAAGGGTAATAATTACCATAGCAAGAGATCCTAGAGACAGCATTGCCTCATATATTGCAGCGGAACATCGTGGTGTTTATGAGGTTACATGGCAAAGAGTTAATCAAATTGTATCAGAATACATACTTCTTTATAGTTTTTTATATGAGCATGCAGACTATGTTATAGACTTTAATGATCTTGTTAAATACCCAGACACTACAATTAAAAAGTTAATAGAACTATTAGATATTAAGGAAGATGAGCATCATCTTTTTGATGGAGATTACGGACAGCCAGATCCCTTTTTTGTTGAGTCAAGCAAAGATTTGCCAGACTACAATAAAGATTTGTCAGATGATCTAAATATTGGTTTGTGCTATTATTATTACAACAAACTTTTAGAAAAAAAGATAATAATATAAAGATTTGACTAAACTATTACTTTAGGGTATACTGTATATATGGAACAATGGATTAACGACTATGCCCACTGGGTGCTTGCTATTATCGGCGTGTCTGGAATTTATTTTGTTGGAAGAAAAACAATTTGGGGCTGGTTTGTTTTATTATTTAATGAAACATTATGGACTGTTTATGGTCTAGTAACTAAGCAGTATGGATTTATTGTTAGTGCAGTAGCGTATGGACTTGTATATATAAAGTCATACATACACTGGAGAAGAGAAGAATGACTTTTCTGACAAGAGACATTTTAAGTTTTTATAAGTTTGATCAAAAAAGTGATAAAGAAAAAGACTATCTAATAAAAAACTTCACCAACACCAGCGAGTTTGGCTACTTTAAACCATATGCTAAAGATACTTTCTTTAAAGAGTGGAACCAAAAAGATCCTTTTGTTGGAACAGTTGATGAGCACAATACATACGAGATTAATCGTTTTGGTTGTCGTGGAGAAATTGATGACAATTCAGATGTTATTGCATCTGGTTGCTCTATAACTTTTGGAGTTGGAGTTCCAGAACCTGCTAGATGGACAAACTTTTTAGGTAATAGGATTAATAAAAGCATTGTTAATTTGGGCAGTCCTGGAGCATCTGTAGAAAGTATTTGTAATAATATTATTCAGTATTCCCTAAATAACAAAATGCCAAAAGAAATCTTTTGTTTGTTTCCAGACTTTTTTAGAAGTGTAGTTGTTATTGATAAGGAATTTTACAAATCAAAAAATGATAAAAACTTTCCTGATTGGGATCATTTAGAATTGACCTACTGCAATCCAAAAATTGATGAGTATAAAAGTTCTTTATTGATGGAAGTAAAAGATAAAAAATATGTAGAAGACGCAACTTCCCCACACCAACTAATTTTAAATTCTATAAACTCTATTTACATACTAGAATCATTCTGCTTGACAAGTGGCATAAAACTATATTGGACAACCTGGGACATAAATACTAACTTGCTTATGGAAGAACTTTTAAATATTAAAGATTTTAAATTAAAAAACTTCACATCATTCTTTCCTGCCAAATCAATTAAGCCTTGCAATACTTTTGTGCAAGATATTTGTAAGTCAGATCACAACTCTGAGTTTAAGGATAATTTCTGTTGGTCAGTTGGATCTGATTACTCAATCATTGATAGCAAAAAGACAACTGGCTATGCTCATCCAGGAATTCATTTTCAACATCATGTTGCAGATCTATTTTATAATTTGACACATAGAACACCGACTGATATAATTAAGATATGAATGTTGATCAATGTGAAGTATGTAGCCTAAGCAAAGAATCCGATTGGTTCTGGAATGCCCATCAAACAATGAGTGATGGAAAGATTTGGTGTGTCAATGCCAAAAGATCCTAAGATAATGACCATGGACTGGCGTAGTCTTGGCTATTGGCCTGTATGGAAAGATGGAAAGAAAGTCTGGGTACCTAAAGATGATAAATCATTCAACGAAGACACAAAGAACTAAGATACTGCCATTACGATGGATAGGCAATATGTGTGGAGAGTTTGCTGGTAACCATATTGTTAAGTGTGTGAATATGGACGAAGACGAAGAGTATGGGTGGAGATATAAGTACCATGCTTTTATGTGGAAATATCTTAATAAACCCTACGAATGGTGGGGAACATACTATATGATTGATATGGATGCGTGGAAGAAAAGTTTAGAAAAAATGAAGATTGACATGTCTGATTCAGGCTGGGATGACCTTGATGAGTTTGGTAAAGCCTACTGGGATAAAGATTAGGCTATTGCGCCTGATCCTGTCACAGATCCAGATCCAGTTACTGACTTGACACCATACGGTGCCCAGTTATCGTTACTTCCTCCACCCACTGCAGGTGGATATCCTGGATTACCAGGGTTGCTAATTCGAATGAAGTACGCTCCGTCAATACCGTATGGATCTCCATCAGTAATAACTGTGTCTCCAATGGCATAAAGTGCTCCATTGTTATATAGTCCTTGATAGTTTGGTGGTGTTGTCATAAGATTATTATATCACTTGTTTTGACATACCCTGCCAAGTAGGGTATAATTGAAGTATGAGTATAGATGAAATGACATTACGAGAAGAGATAGCAAGGGAAATAGAATCGTTGCCAATTGACTCTTCAGTTACAAATGCTTTAGGTATGCGTATTGCTGCTGCAAAAATTGCAAGAGGAGAGGATAACTATATGACTAAAATTTTTGAAACACAGGTGGACTTTGAATGATTAGCATTTTCTTTTTAATTCCAGCATTCCTAGTGGGCTATGCCGTATGCTACTTTGTTATGACATATCATGTTGATCAGAACTAGTCCTGTAACCCCAGGAGTCATCTTTGATGTAGATGGCACCTTAGCCAATGTAGATCCATACCTTCACCTTGTTCGTGGTCCTAATAGGGATTACGATGCCTTTCATGAGGCTTCTATCGATGCCCTGCCAAACTTTGAAGTAGTTCAAATGCTTAATGAGGCATTCTTTGATCAAAGACACATTATAATTGTCACATCAAGAAAAGAAAATTGGCGTGGACTAACCTCTCGCTGGCTTGCTAAAAACGACATCGGCCATCACGCACTGTACATGCGTAAAGATGATGACAATAGGCCAGACTATGAAGTAAAAAAAGATATCTTAACTCAGATTAAGAAACATTGGAATATTCTTCATGCCGTAGATGACAATCCAAATGTTATTAGGCTTTGGGAAGAGCACGGAATCCCTACCACAAAGATTGGGACTTGGGATGGAAACAAATCTTGACACACATACCTCAGTATGGTATGATTAGTTTATGAGCAAACGAATTAAGAAAGTATATAAGTGTGTTGAGTGTGAAACCATGATTACTATTGTAACCAAGGTTCACGAACTCCCAGAGTCCATAATTTGTCCTTGTGACAAAGTAGCAGAAAGCCAGTGATCTAATGAAAAAATCAAACAATAAAGTTTCTCAGCATAAGATTAAAAGAGCAAACAAAAATAAAAAAAGAGTTCAGGCCAAGCCACACTTATCTAAATTTGAAAGACAACAGGCTGCTCTGAGATCAGAAATTATTGGTCAGTCTATGTTCCAAGCATCTCAAAATATTTAGGAGATATATAATTGGTAGATCAAGATGAATTAAATAACATATCAAAAGAACTAAAGCGTTACATTATTAATCAACATATGAAAACATATTACTATTCGACTTTCGGAATCCTATGTTTTTTGCTTGGTACATTTTTTGGCTTACTAATTAAATAAGGTCTAGCACCAGTAGCCAAGTTGGTTAAGGCCCCGAACTCATAATTCGGTTATCGTAGGTTCAAGTCCTACCTGGTGTACTCTGTCTTCATCGTCTAGTGGCCTAGGACTCTGCCCTTTCACGGCAGCAACACGGATTCGAATTCCGTTGGAGATACAATACCTCTGTAGTTCAGTGGACAGAACGATGGACTTCTAAGCCATGCGTCGCAAGTTCGATTCTTGCCAGGGGTACAAATCATTTGTGGTGTATAATTACTGCATGGAAACAATAACATGCAAGGATCTATGGAAAGAATTGATGGTGGGAGAGCCAGACAGTCAGAATGTTGTGGCATGCAAAGAAAGACTATCTACATATTCTAAAGATGATTGGTCTGTAATGGCTAAAGAAGCAACTGATCTAACAATAATGCTTGGTGAGTTAGTTAAATACAATGTTCCAGTAGAAAGTAAACTTGCAGAAAATGGTTTTGATGCTTTAATAAAACATTTTTATGATTGGTTTTTTACTATAGATAAAAATAATGCTGAAAAACTTGCTTTTATATGCTCTACTCACCCAAGATACATAATGTTTTTCGATGGATACTATCCTGGATTGTCAAAGTATATAGGAAAAATTGGTTTCCGTTATTCATACAAACTTACAAAATAAATTTATTTTTTAGGATGCTTTGGTTCGTAGGGTTCAATCTTAGATTTAATACGACCATCTTTGTATAGTCTAACAATCCATCCATCTTTAATCTGAATAGGATTAAACGCTGTTGCTTTTTTCTTTGGCATTATATAATTATATCATACCGTTAAGCCTGTTGTGTGTCCTGATCCTGTGGCAGTTAGCACAAACCACCTCACACTTTTCAATCTCTTTCTTGATAGCCTTCCATGAAAAACCATCATGGATCATTCTAGATATATTATATTTCTTGTCTCTTATATGATCAAAGTCTAGAATTATATGGTTACCAACACCACAGTCTACACAGCCAGAATCTTCCTTTATTTTGGCAAGCATCCTCTTAAACTCTTGCTTGTTATAATGGTCTAACTCTTTGTCAGTCATTGCTTATATTATACCGTGAAATATTAAGCCCCACACAGGCAATTCACCTGACTTGCGCCACGGTCTCTATCCAATGGGTAACTAATCCATCACTAAGGTCCTGTGTGGGGACATTTATATTGTACTACTTAATTGCGATTGTTTTTGGTAGTTTGTCTTCTGGGATCTGCTTCTCAAGTTTGATATCTAAGATACCATCCTTAAACTCAGCCCCAACCACCTCAACAAACTCAGGAAGGGTAAAGATATCAGTAAACTTACGAGCAGCAATGCCCTTATGTAGATACTCTGCACCCTCTGGTAACTCAGCATCCTGCTTTTCGCCCTTGATTGTAAGTTTGCGATTGTCTAGCGATACTGAGACATCATCCTTAGAAAATCCAGCCAAAGCAAATGAAAGAATATACTCTGTATCATTTAGTTTGATTTGGTTATAAGGTGGATAGTTTGTTGTTGTTGTTACCTTCTGTAGATTTGAGAAGGTATTGAAAAATGGATCATTAAAAAGATCCAATGCTGTTTTTACCATTTTATTCCCCTTTCAAGCGAATAAGTTAATTTACCCCCCATTTGGGCAGGTATTAATATTATAGCATAAGAAATGAGCAGTTTATAGACGACTGCTCAGGTCTATTAGCCACGAAGATTCAACTCCTGCTAACTTTCCCATCAAGGGAACATCCGTTGTAAAACCTTTTAAAGTCTCATAGCGGAATAGTATCTATTATACTACTTCTTTTTTACTGCTGTTTTCTTTGCTGGTGCCTTCTTAACTACCTTAGCAGTCTTTAGTGCTACCTCAACCTCTTTAACATCTGGCATCTTGCCAAATGCCAAGTCATTAGGGTTGGCTGCTCTCAATACTACGGGGACAAGTGCTCCAAGTAGTGAGTATGCTAGTGTCTGTGGATCTGTCACTCCAGAGGCATACATTGCTGTTGCTGCTCCAAGAACTGATCTTCCATATGACGCTAGTGCTCTTTTAATTTGTTCATTCATAATTTTCCTCCTAGGATATTATTTTTGTTAGTGCTGTGAATCCAATCCATAGACCAATAATTCCTGCGACTCCCGCAAAAACTGGTGGTGCTGGGACTGGTAATTTGAATGCGGCAAATACTACGCCACATCCAAAACCTGTTAGTGTTGACAAGATAACATCTTTCATCGATAACCTTTTTCTGATAATTCTTTATAATGATTTAAACAAACATCAACAATCGATGTCTCTGTTCCGTATATTTTTTCTGCTTCAAGTTCACACTCAGATACATTGCATGAATAGAACGCATCAAATGCACGATCCTCATATGGCTTGAATTTTATCATCTGACCAGTCCACTTTCGGGTCTTACACGGCTAGATCCTTCAATTGTAAACCATAGAGTAGAGGAGTATCTTTCTTTTACAGTATTTTCAAGAACTTCGTGCCAGTAGTTTTCATTGCTGGGAAATGTAATAAGACTATTAGACTTTGGCTTAATCTTAAGATTATGATCTGTAAAGTTTATTTCTCCTCCTTCATAGTCATCGTTAATATAGTATATTGCTGCAAAATCCCCCGTAGTATCTGCATGCTCATTCATCTTGTAGCCTTTTTCAAACTTAATCAGGTGTACTTCTTTTCTTTCAAAAACATTAAGACTTACATTGTAGGTTTCTCTGCATTTTTTATCGGCAATCCTAAAAACTTTTTCTAATATACTGATGATTTGTTCTGGCAGTCCATCTTTAAAAAATTTAACACCCCAAGGCTGAGTAACCCAAGAATCAAGATTGGTTGTATAATAAAGAAGTTGTCTATGCTCTTCTATAGATAAAACATTTTCTGTAATTTGTATATTGTCTACAGAATTTCCTAATTCAGATATTGTCATTTTTATTTATACCATTCTGCATTTTTGTTAAAAGTAGAACCAGTAAACTGAAACCACATAGATGTGCTATATCGGTCTCCACTTCGAATCGTAAGGACTTCATGTAAGTAATTTTCATTGCCAGGAAAGAAAACAACACTGTTAGGCTTTGGATGAATCTTTACATTGTAATCTGGAAAGTTTATCTCTCCGCCAACATAGTCGTCATTAATATAGTATATCGATGCAATGTGATTTGATTCTACTGAATCTGTATCTATATGTGGATATAAAACAAGACCCCGTGGAAACTTAATTAAAACAAGGTTGTCCCTTTTAAAATCATTAATCTTTACATCATAAAAATCTGTGGCAGTATTTTGAACAAATACAAATATTTTTTCTAACATATTTAAAATGTCTTGTGGCATCTGGTCTGGACCAACAGTCTCGGCATCCCATGGCTCGTGAACCCATTCTTTACGGGCCTTTACATACTCAAGTAAAACTGTGTGCTCTTCTTCAGACAAGATATTTTCTATATATCGAATGTTTTCTGAAGAACTTCCTATTTTTTCAACATTTTTTAAATAGACTTCATCTTTGTTTGATGGATCATTAATCATGTATCTATTTTACCATAGTCTTCTGGTAGCAGTTTCTTTAGTTCTTCATATGCTCCAGTGATTTTTTTCATAGAGTAGTAGTTGGGAGCCATAGATCCGACATCCCCATACTCTTTAAAATAACTAATCTCTGGCTCAATATCACTAATAAACTTATTTAAAGATGCTTGCACTTCGTCTATATAGGTGTATGCCCAGTCACGAGAATCTGAAATAAATTTTAAAAAGTCTTCATTAGACTGTTCTTGCTCTGTTTTTGTTTCTTGTTTTTGTGCTTCCTGGATCATCATAAAATCTAGCATATTGGCAACTATCTGTATAGTCTTTTTTCTTTGAATGTAAAAAAGAAAACCTAATACCGTAGATGTGACTGATAAAATAACTAACAATATCGGCTGGATCATAGTTCTTTGCCACCCTCTCTAACTAGAAGAACAATTGCTCCGTTATCCTCTAGTGCCTTCTTTACACGAATCATATATTCAATAGCCTGCTTTTTTAACTCCACAGTCTCTAAAGACATAAAGTCTTTTTCTTTTGCTTTTACTGTTATAAAGTCATCATTATCTATAATCTGTAAAGAAAAATTATTAGGAGCATGAAGTGATCTAAATGCTCTTCTCATTGCGTCTGTGTACATATTACTCCATTGTTAATGATTGCCATGTCATTCCCCAGTCATTTTTACTCTTGTGGCTAGAGAATTCTTTTGATATCTCTCCATTTTCTAAGTATACCCCGCCCCAAACACCCCACTCTTTACCTGAAATTCCAACAGAAAAACATTCTTTTCTTACTGGGCAGGAAAAGCATAAAGCATCTATTGCTGGCCTTAGTATTTCATCATCTTCATATTTGTCAAAGAATAAATTTGTGTCATAATCTAAACAAACAGCGTTGTCTTTCCATTTAAATTTATTCAATTAGATCACATACTTATCAGGAATTTCCCAACCTAGATTAGAAGGAACAAACTCTTTTTTCATTTGCCATTTGTTGTTTTTATAAATGCCAAACTTTGAAAAGTATGCCTTCTCTGATGGAAATGTTTCCACTACTGTCCATCCATCCCAAGACAGTTGTCTGTTCTTGTTGACTATTGATTCCATAGTCTCTAAAGAATTAATTAACTTCATAGTGTTTCCGTTCTGTTTGTGTGCAAAGCACTGGCTTATGTATATTCTATTTAAAAATTATATACATTTGTATTGATGTTGTTTAGTTTTGAAAAATGAACAAGTTTAGACATTGGCTCTTTTGGTTTACATAAAAAAGCAAAATGATTTAACTCTGAAATATTTGTTTCAATCCACCAATGTGGGACAGGCTTATACTTAATACTTTTACCACGAGACTTTAAGCCTCTTTCTGATAAGTTAACAAACTCCATGGCCATCATATTAATGTTTTCTGGTCCTGCAGAATATAGATAAAATTCTTTATCTTCTTCTGTTAATTCAGATAAGGCAACAGCCATAGATCTAAGGAAGATCTGGTAGTCATCAAAACTACTGGTCCCCTGAACTCCTACTATCATTGCCAATCCCTTCTCTTAATTTATCCATTATGAATAACATCTTGTCTAATTGTACCTTATCCATGTGTATCGTGTCAACTTGTTCTGCTGCTTCCTTATCGATAAGTTCATCAACTAGTGGTGCTTTATAAAAAATATTGTCCTTGATCCAGTACGCATCATTATCAAAAATAATAACCTTTATGTTTGTTTTATCATAATGAAGGTTTGCCTGAGTTTTAACCTTTATTCTTCTTGCATTATTTTTTCTATTGCTATATCGGTGCTGCAACATTGACTGACTAATTATAGGCTGCCGATTATTCCTTATATTATTTCTCAGGATGTATATGTATAATAGCAAAATGATAGTTAGAGTTGTCCCAATAGCACCATAAAAATTATTCATAAATACTCCTAGACACCCAGTATATCAGTTTTTGTTAAAAAGAGCCTTCACTATTTCTTCAATGACTACTCTCTCATCTTTTGGTAAAGACTTTATGGCTAAAGCATCAAAGCCTTTTGGTCCTAACTTTACCAAAGGATCTTTCTCTGTTATATTCATGTCAAGGAAACCTTTTTCCCAAAGTTTTAAAGTTACCTCTGAAAAATATGCAGACAAGTCCTCGCTAAGCCTAGCATCAATATCTTTAAGCCTCTCTGTAGGCTTATACAATGGCTCTCCAGTCTCAGAGTCTTTACCTGCAAACTCTAGGCCACCATTTAAAACTAGGTTGTCAACAATATCAAAGTCATCACTCACTTGCCAGACTTCTTTCTGGCCTTTGCAAGTGCAGCGAAATCTTTGACCTTTGTCTCTCCCATATAGCCCCAGGCATGGCCATCATTGATCATCTTGTCATTGATTGAAACGGTATCCCCATCAAGGTATACCCAACCAAGGATGCGACCATACTTTTCTGATGAGTCCATCTTCTCTGTCTTGATCACTACAGACTTAGCACTGTCAATAGCAGCCTTTAAATAAGCCTTTGCTTCCAGTCCTAAAGCCTTTTCAGCCTTGTCTGTTGTACGAGACTCAGGTGTATCAATACCAGCCAGCCTGACTCTTGAACTAAAAGAGATGTCAAACCCTAAATCAATATCGACATCAATGGTATCTCCATCAACTACCTTTGTTACTTTCTTTACATAATATTCAAACATTATTTTCTCCCCCATTTAACTTTATTCCAACCACGCTCATGGAAGTAATAAAGGATTGTTTTTGTAACTACCTCGAAACTTGCGATTGCACCTGCTGTAACTGGCTCTTTGGTTATAAGCCAAGCAATAGCAAATG